CGCCTCGATAGTGGCCCAGCTAGCGCCCGGCTCATCCAGGGGACTGCCGAACGCGCTCGCTTGAACGTGGTCCAAATCGGTCTTGGGCTTCGGCCACAGCGCCCCCGCGGTCAGACCGAGCTTCACCGCCTCCTCCGCATAGACGCTCAGATACAGGGGAGAACTCCACACCGCGCTCCCATTCACTTCGAGGAAGCAGTCTGCGGCCGTGCCAAATTCGTGCCAGGACTCACCGGGCAGTGCGTGGGTGACACAGGGTCCGGTGAGGGCGTAACTGGCAAGTAGAAGCGCAGCGAGCCTTGGGGCACCTTCGCGTGTCAGCCTGCCGCGTGCCTCCGTGATCTCTGAAAGTGTTCGTGACTGACACCATATCCGCGCTTGGACCGCAGGACCCCGCACTGTGGCGTCGACCACGAACTTCGCTCCGCCGACCTCGCACGCTGCCAGCAGTTGGTCGAGTTTCGCGCGGAAGTCCGGGTCGAGTAGCGCCGGGTCGCGGGAATCAATGCTAGGGTCAAGCATCGTCCGGCACTTCCCGCGCCTCTACCACAGCCATGCGCCCGCTGCGCTCATACTCCCGCACCAGCCGCTCTCCCAGCTCGCGCGGCGTGAGCCAAGAGGATTCGCGCTCGAGGATCGTGTGGCCGTTGATGATCACATGCGCGCGGGTCATCAGACCGGCGTCACCGCGAACCAGTACAGGCGGATGTAGCTCGCGAGCAGCGCGTCGCGCTGGGCGCAATCTGGGTCCGCATCGCCCAGGTACGCCACGGCGTCATCAGCTGTCTGCCCCAGGAGTTCAGCTACCAGATCCGGCCCGGCCGCCCCCCGGAACGCGCTTGATCCGGCCAGGGCCTGCACGCGGAGTTGCAGGAACGCCTGGAAACTCCAGTAGGGCGACGTGCCAGGACCGGCCCCGATGCGGATGTTGGGGACGAATACGATCCCCAATGGCTCGGGCGCCAAGTATCCGGGGATCTCGCCTGGCTTCAGCGCTCCGCTGGCGATCCGCTCAGCCACCACATCTTTCCATCTCTGTAGTTCGTCAGTTGCCACGGGATCTCCTTGCTGCTTTCTTGCTCAGAATGTATGTCCGGGACGGTGTGGAAGTCCTGGATGGAGGGCGTCTGGGCGCACACTACTCCAAGCGTCAGCACGCTGAGAAGCGCGGCGCCCAGCACGACGTTAGCCCTTGCGCGGGCCAGCGGGCGGAACGGGAGGCGTGGGCACGGTGCCCGGCGCGGCGGTGTTGATGGCTGCCAGAGCGGTAACAGCAGCGCCAGCCTGAGTCGCCAGTTGGGAGGCGGCGGACTCAATTGAATCCAAGGTTGCTTGATCTGCGGGAGTGATCGCGCCCGGCGAGTTCTGAAGAGTGGTGATCAGCGCTTGGAGCGCGGCCACGCCGGTAGCGATGGTGCCGACGGCGGTTGCGATTGAGTTCAGCGCGGTAGCGATGGCGGCTTGATCCGCCTGCTGCTTGGCTGCCCAGACCTGGATCGCGTCGGGAGTCGTACTCATCTGTTTCTGGCGTTTCATCTGTTGCAGTTGTTCTTGTGTCTGGTACATGGAATGGTTCTTTCTGCCTTAATGAGGCGGTTCGGTAGATATACTCCCGGCCTGGGTCGCCAAGTCGGCAGTTTGCTTTGCGAGATCGTCTTCGGTCTTGAGCACCGCGTCGAGCGCGGCCTGGTCCTCGGGACTGATGGTTGAGTCGGGCGCTCCCAGGAACTGCTGGATGGACTGCACGGCGAGCTTGAGCGCGGCGATGTCCTTGCCGAAGCCATCGACCACGAGTCCGAGCGCCCCGAACGAGGTTTGCATCCCGGTCACCGCGTCCAGGATCTTCTGGAGCTTCCCGTCCGGGTCGTGCCGCGCGGCCACGGCTTCGAGCGAATCGTTAAGGTTGGGCATTAGACGCTCCCACTTGTTTGCCATTCACGAGGATTCCCGGAACGGGCTTCTGGACACCGTTTGCGTCCTTGCGCTGCCATGGCCAAGTCGTGGTCGAATAGATGCCGTCGCGTGTCCGGATCTTGATCGGACCCTTCCCTGGAGCAGGTGTCTTGTGGTTTGCGTGTAGGTTTGCCATTATGCGGCCTCCGCTGCGATTGCTTCTGTTCCGGGTGAGTAGGTTGATCGGATGCGATCTGCGATGTCGATGGTCCGCAACTTACGCCGCGATCCAGTATGAGGACGCGCTCTGAATCTTGCTGCGTCATCCATACGCGCAGTCTTCTGCTGCCAACCTAGCCGGAGATTGTTGAGATCGAGGAAGCTGATGTAACCGCCCGGCAGAAGTTCGAGCGGGTTCTTTATCAGGCCGAGATGGTCGAACGGGCCAGCAGATCCTGGCTGGAACCAGTTGGGTGTGACAAAATTGCTTACTGGGACGATCGTCCCTGCGCCGGTCCAGCCAGCGGGAATCGTGATCGTGTAGCCCGCTGCGTCCGCTTCCGGAGGATCACACACCTCGTATGCGTATAGGATGGAACCGATCTGCGCGCACAGGGATGCCATGCTGTCTATCAGCATCTCGCAGTTCTCGTGACTTGCTGTGCGCTCCACTGGGGAACCATCGGCGGCTGACGTTTTGGCGAATGCTTGCGCAAGTGGCAGGCCCTGAGGCGTGACATCGTGGACACCTAGCTCGCCCGCTTGTGTCGCATCGTCCATGATGAACAACGCCCAATGATCGGGATGTGGATTCATCCCGGTCGGGGTATACCACATCTTGGCGGAGACACCGTAAGACAAGAAGAGATCACGTGTCACTTGGATCTGAAGCGCGGAAGCAAGTGAGATCAGCGCTGTATCGGAGAAAACCGTGCTCTTGTTTACAACCGACACGTTGATCATGCCGTGGCCTCGATCGGGACATTATATTGCGCGAACTCTCCAAAAAACATTGATGCCGCAAGGTTGTACGCAAGGGCGGCATCGCATTCCTCCTTGAAATGTCCTAAATGACGCCTTGCCTGATCGACGTATATGTAGGCGTTCCACCTCTGGAGATCTTTACGCCAGCAAACACCTTTCCATTTAGAAGAAGCGGGGTTGGTACTCTTGGCTCTGTTCGCCCCATTTTGAGAGTTGGTAGCTGGTCTCAAGTTGTCCCGCTGGTTGTTTAGCCCGTTGTGGTCAGCGTGGTCAATATCTTCCGCGCAACCGAGAATAAAACGGTGCATTCGGAGCGTAGTCCATTTTCGGTCGATTCTGATTTTCCTTTTAGCGTAGACCCTGAGCAGACCGTTGCGGCGCGATACGGCAGCATTCCATTTGAAGGCGTTCACCCGCTCGAAGTCTTCATCCGAGACCAGCGCGACGTACCCTTGGGTGAGCGGGATCTCTTTCACGGTGCATCAAGCATACCACCCTTCCGTTGCGGGCGTATGACTTTGTGCGCCGGGTTACGTACCGGCCCCGCCTACCACGGCAGACGCCCCGCTTACGCGGAGATGCGCACGTCGGGGATCAAGCCTTCTTCTTTTTCATGAAGCCCGGAAGCTCACCGCGATCCTTCCGGGCTTGCGCAGTGGCTTTGCCGACCTTACTGCGCACTTTTCCTGTTAGCGCGTCACGCTGCCTTGCAATGGCATCCGAGACCGTTGGTGGAAGCGCGAGCCTCACGAATCCATCTTTGCTCACGCACTCAAGGAATACCGTGTCGCCACGCTCTCGCTGCCGATAGGTCTGGACAGTGAATAGCTGCGAGGTTCCCAGTATGGGCGTGACCGTTCGCATGGTCGAGGGTTTAGTGGAGGTGACATCCGGCAGGCCGTGGAGCGAACCCAGAAGTCTGTCGTAAGCATCCGGCAAATTGCCCGATGGAATATCTTCCCGGTCATTGTTGTAACTCACTTGTTTTCTCCTGATCGTTGGTTACGATCTGACACCATTATAACACGGGCACTTCGCAGACCCCATGAAAACAAGCGCTTCCGCGCATCTATCGCTTTTGGCTGCAACGTGAAAATAAATTGCTTGACAATTATTTGGCGTACCCCACGCCGAGGGTCACCCTCACTGCATTGGTGCCTTCGTTTGTGAAGGTTTTTCGCGCCGTAGCGATCAGCGACCATGCTCCGCCGAGGTGCACCACCGCGAAGCCCTGCGCACTCGCCGCGCCGGAAGAACCACTCACGCTACCAGAGCACGCGCCGCCGGCACCCACCAGGCCCGCGCTCAATGACCCCGCGCTTAACGCCACGTGGCTGATGCCGGCCAGCGGGCAGGTCACCACCTGATTGCCGCTGATCGAATACTCGGTGATGATCGTCGCCCAGTTCTGCTGGCCCAAATAACGGGAAACGGACCAATAAGTGAATGCCGCTCCGCGTCCGGGAGCTTGGTCTCCGCCCCCTGCCGTCACGAAATACGAGGGCTCTGGCGCGGGCGTGGCGAGGCGCGCGGTGGAGCGCGGGGCGGGCTCGCGGTAAGTCCCCTGGCCGAGCAACGGCACGCACAAAAGGAAAGCGGCCGTCGCCAGCCGCCCACCTTTCATTGATCTCCCTTTGCCATTCTTGGTTGCATCAATTTCTGGCTTGAATTGCGGCTCGTTAGAGCCACGCCGTTAGGAAGAGTGTACACTATTTCGGCGGCAGCACCAGCGCAGCGGGGCACGGCGGCGGGTCGGTGCGCGGATTGTCCAGGTCGATCTTGTCCCACAGCGCGCGCTGCCTGCGCCACTCCTGGAGCCAGGCGATCTCGGCGGGGGTGAGTTCGTCGGTGGTCATTGCTTGCCAATCATGATATAGCCGCGCACTCCCTCGACCGGAGGATAGCCGCGTTCATTAGGGTCGTGAACCAACTCCGACTTCCAACCCCATCGGATTCCGCCTGCGTCCTCAGCGAGGGCCGCTCCGCGCTCAATCTCGGCATCCGTGATCGGCTCCTTGGACTCTATCGTGGTACGCGCGACGACCGCATGAAGATCACTCTCTCCTTCCAGCGCGAGTAAGAGGATCACGTAGGCGTTGAGGCAGATCAGCGGAATATTCTCCGAGTGCCGCCAGTACAGTAGGAAGAATCCGTTCTCGCGGCAGAACGCATCCAAGCGCGCGAACCACTCTCCATCGACACAAAACTCTGGCACGGAAGAAATTGGAACGTCTAGTACCGAAGCGATGCAAGCGGTCAAGCAATTGCCCTGATGTCTGCCGTAATTTGTTTGTGGTACAGGAGTCATTTGATCGTGATCGTGAACGTGATCTCGCGCCCGATCAGCGCATCCTTTAGCTTCGCCACGAGTTCATCCGCGAAGGAAGTCAGGAGTGGTTGCAGGACGGGCGGGAGCTTCGCGGCTGCCTCATCCACAGCCTCTTTCAAATCGATCAGCGCCATCACTTCTCCTCTTTCGCTATCGGCTCGGTGTGCGTCTCTTGAACCGTGGTCACAACCTTGTCCGGCACATTGGGCGCATCCACCTGCGTCTTCTGCACGGTCGTGGTCACCACCTTCTTATCGGGGATCGGCTTGGTTCTGAGGAACGCAAACAGCGCGATAAGGCCCGCGATCACGAACGTGGTCGAGACCACCGACCAGAACTCGCGGTTCCAGATCGACACGCCGGGATGGTTTAGCAGATCTGCCACACCAGCCGAGAATGCGCTCGCTCCGCCCCCGATGAAGGCCGCGACGATGCCGCGTATCCAATCGTCCCATTCAACGTCGCCGAAGCCAAGAGGCAGGTTCATCGCCGCACCGGAGCTGGCAAGAAGCCACCACCTGGAATGAGCGCCACTAGGAAATACAGCAGCCAGATGCACACGACGACAATAATGATGACGCGAATGATTCTGGCGATCGTCGCATCCATCGGAATCTGGCTAATGGCCCACAAGATCAGGCCGGCAATCGCAAGCACCACCACGATGTCAATTAGCGCGTAAGGCATGTCATCTCCCCTCATAAGGCGGGTTGGGTTTGCGTCCCACGCCACCGATCGCTGAATGATTAGTCCTGGAAAAGTAAAAACCGATTACGAGAAAGAGGCTGTTGGTGAGCATTGGCGGGACCTCGCGCGGCGGACTCACTAACCCGTTATGCACGCCCACTGAGAGGTTGGCCAGGACTACAGAGACGGCGATAAATGCCTGCGTATACTCCCATATCAGGTTGACTTTCCGCTGTCCAGCGGTAACCAGATCCTCTTGATGCGTCGTGGTCGGTGGCAGCGGCGTGGCAACAGGGGCCGGCGCCGGAATGTACGCGTCACTCATTGGCGTTATTGTAGCGCGTGCTCCCGAAGCCAGCGCTTGAAGCCCCGCTCAGTCCCCAGGTACAAGGTCTTGAGCCCGTGGTGAGCGAAGGACTTCCGCCAGCGGCACATTTTGGCGGCGTTCTCGATGATCACCGACTGATGCGCTCCGATCAGGTTCAGGTAGGCTTGGACCTCCGCAGGGCTCACGCGCCGCATCATCTTGGCCACATCGTCGTGCAACATCCCATCACGCTCATAGCCACCCTGACTCTCATTGAATCGTAATCGTCACTGGAAGTGCTGTCTTGACTGCCTGCCCGTTCACTGTGACCGTCACGCCAGATGGCGCAGGTGGCGTAGGCGTTGGGGTTGTTTGCGGCCCCACCGGCCCGGTCGCTCCGCTTGAAACTTGACCAGCAGGCCCACCGAGCGGCAAGCCGCCGCTTACCTGATTGTTGCCGCTCTTGAAAGTGCCGACCGGAAAGCTAAAGGCGAAAGTTTCGAGCGCATAGCCGCGCGGATTATTGAAGAGATTAGAACTGACTTCGATCCCACCGCTAGCCGCTTGCCAGAACATGATCTGCCCATTCTTGAGCCCGCCCGAGCCCGCGTACTCCACGGGTCCGTTGAAAGCATTGTTCAGGATGCGCCCCGAGAAGCCTTGCGAGGTCTGGATTGCCCACCCCTGCAGCAGCGCGGCGAACGTGCAGTTCGTAATGAGCGCCGCGCCGTGGGAGTAGATTGCGTGGTCGAAGGCGTTACCGGGATCGATTGCGGTCGAGCGCCCGATATCGTGCAGATAGGAGGCGTCCACGTTGATGACTGCCGCGCCATCCATATAGATTCCACAGTTACCGATTTGGGTTCCGTCCGGGATGTTGCTGATATAGGCGATCTCACAGCCGCGCACAGTTACGCCTTTCGCGGCTAGACTGTTCGCCCAGATTCCACCATGAGCGCCTCGCTTGATGAGGAAGTCCTGAATCAGGACGTTGGCCGATCCCGTGTTGAGATTTATCGGGGAGTGGCATTGGAGCGCGCCGTCGAGTACCGCGCCCTTCGGGTTCACGCTGCGCAAGGTAACAGACTTCGTTATATTGAGCCACAAGCGCGTCTGATCGTTGAACCATGGGGTGTACAACCCATCGTTCACCATGATCGTATCGCCGCTAGGGGCAACTGTGTCCAAGGCGTGGGAGACGGTTTGCCATGGCGTTGCAGCACTGCCGTTAGCGGTATCGGAGCCGGACGGGGAAACGTAGAAAGTGCTCATCGCTTCACCTTTCTTATCTTGCCGTCGACCTCAACAGACTGAAGCCGCTTGATTGCCGGAGCGGCTAGCGCCTGTATTCCGGGTCTCGCCTGCTGCTTGGGCGGAATGAAAGTCTGGCAAGTGAAGCTCCACTCGCCGCCGCCGCTGAACGAGATCGGATTCCCGAGGCACGTGGGGGCCTTGAGCACATGCGCCGCCTTGTCGCGCTGGTGTACGACGATTAGTTCCTGCTGCCCGAGGGGATGCGCGTGAACGCTCACGGGCGAGCACCACAGGCACAGATGCGCGAGCGCAGTCATTGCATGCCCCGCTCGATCCAGATGCGCGTGATTCGTGAGGCCGGGGTAGCTTGGCCGATAATGCCGAGCTTTTGGCTCAGGGAATACTTGCGCGAGCCCACCGTTTTATCCGGGATTCCCAGTTCATCGCCGATCTGCTTCACGCTCATTCCTTTCGCCCACAGACGCCACACGTTCATCTCCTTCTCTGTGATCACCATGTCCCGTTCGAGTACCGTGCCGCACTTGGGACAGTAGAGTTTCACATCACTTCTCTCCTTGCACGGGCGATTTGGCGGGCGCAGGCTTAGGCGGCTCCTTGGCCGCGAGTCCGGTCAACGCCATATCCGCGTTGTACATTTGCACCACAGCGTTTAGCTTACTCTCAAGTTGCGCAGCTTTTGCTTCCAGCCATTCCGCGCGGACTTTCCAGTCGGTGGCTTCGCATCTTGCCTCCGGGTTAAGAACTTCTGATACTGGACGGCAGGGCTCATTTGACGGATGTGAACCGCCCGCGCAAAAAGGTAGGCCCTGCGCCTGGAGCGCGAGGGCGAGAAAGAATATGGTGAATCTCATTGCAGCGCCACCCAAGCATAAACGTCCGCCATGGTTTTCTGGCAGATCATCAGCGTATCGGCAACCCCTGAAGTTCCTTCCACGCGAATGATCCTGCCTCGATTTAGCGTGAACGATCCGCTGAAGCCGTTAGCTTGAAAGTTGGTACTTGGGTCCTGGATCAGAGAGACGGTCCCGCTGTTGAAATACCGCGTAACTATGTAATCCGCTGGAACAAAGTTGACGCCAGAACTGAGATGCAATACCCCTCCGACATCCGCAGGGGTGAAGGGCCTAGAGGCTGACGACACTTCCTGATGTCCATTGCTTTGGAGATCTAGCCAGGCTCCGCAGGAGGGCATCGCCCCCTGTGCGGTCAAAGTAATTCCGGGTGAGGGGTCAGTTGCTAACGGAACCCAATTCGATCCGTTCTGGCTTGAGGCCCAGCGGTTCAATTCCTTTGAATAATCCAAAAGTCCAAGACCGGCGACTGGACCCTGGCCGCTGCCAGAGCCGAATCGCCCTAATTGCGAGCCACCCGTGGACAGAAATCCCATCGCAGAGAGCGTATTGATCGAACCGCTTTTGATGGCAACTCGGGACGCCGCCATGGTCGCAGGATTTGCACCGTAGCTGTTGGCGAAGTCCACGATGAACACATAGGAATCCGCGGAGAATGGCATGACATTGCCTTCGATTTTGTTGTTCGTGAACACCACCTGCCCTGTCGCTCCGAAGGCGAACACTCCTTTCCCCGAGGGCGGCGAACAGGCCGCCACGCGGTTATTGGAAAATTGCAACTGTCCAGTTCCCTGAAAGAAATAAGAGCAGTTTTCGGAATCGGACCCTTCGATCACGACAGGCGCATACGTCGTCGCGGAATAGATGTGCGTGCCGTTGCTGTTGAAGTTGTTGCGCAGGATACTCAATGGGCTTCCGCCTGGGCCTGCGATGTAGATGCCGGTGGCACAGTTGGTGATCGTATTCCTCTCGTACGTATGTCCTTGCGCGTTTTGCGTGCCTGCGAGAACGATGCCCTGCCCTAACGCTGTCTGAAAACCAGTTCCGTAGGAGCAGGAGACGACTGAGTTTCTAACGGTCATATTCTCGACATTCTGATTGCTGCCTTCCGAGAAGACAATAGCCCGGAAGCCAGGATTCTGCTCTGTGCCATATATTGAAACGCGCTCCAGAATCCCATCCGTCGTAATCGGTCCCGTACTGAGCGTCTGGGTTATATAAATTCCGATGGATGCACCGCCCGTGCCGGTCTTGAAGTTGTCAGAACTCATGAAAGTCAGTCCTTCGATGAGGAAGTTCTGGCTGCGGTTGATGTCGAGCATCGTTCCACCGTCTGGTCCATACCAATAAAAGGTCGGTGCGGCTGTATTAGCGCTCGGACCCGCAAAGATGCTAGTTTCTCCCAGGAAGCGGATGCCATAACGTCCGTGAAGGTTCAGTGCGGCGGTGATCTTCATTTGAAGACCAGCAGGGAAAACGAGTTCCGCGTAATCCGGTGCGGCGTTGATACAGGCTTGTAGCGCAGCAGTGTCATCAGTGATTTTGTCGCCCACGACGCCGCAGGCGGTGTTGACGACGATATAACCGCCAAGGGTTTGCGAGAAGATCGGGAAGGCTAACAAGAAAAAAGAGAGAAAAGTTTTCATGGAAATCGTTTCTTAATACCCAATACAGGCAAAGCCGATCACGTCGGTAGCTCCCGCCGTCACTGGAACCGTGAAAGTCGCCGTGGTTGTGGTTGATGCAGATTGATAAACTCCCGCTGTGAGTTCTGCGGTGGTCTGATCCTGCGGGCTGCAAAACCACCCATTCGGCGCTGTGGCGCTATTGCCCATGGTGACGACAACCGTGCAGGAGTTAGCGCCCACCGTGAACTTACCCGCCGTGGCCCCGCCAACCAGCGTGCCGTTCGAGCAGCCGGAAGCTGTGAAGGTTGTCCCTTTTACGTAATGGGCACTTGCCGCGATCGCGCGATAATTCGCGGCGGTGGTGCCCTGTGTACCGTTGGTGACGCCGACAATTCCAGCGGCATCCCGATCAACCATCCCGTCCGCACTGCCGAACCAGGTAGTATCGGAGCTGAATCGAACGCCGCCTACGCTAGAAGCCCTGAAGCCTTCACCGCCGGAGCCAGAGACGGAGTTCATAGCTATATTCTCGGTACCGCTCAAGTCGGAGTTATGAGAAATGATCTGATTCGAGCCTCGAAGCACCCCATTGGTCTGAACGCGGGCAATTTCAGTAGTTCCATTGTTCGCATACAGGTGGAAAGGCGGGTTAGTCGTGGCTGCCCCAACACGGATTTTAAATTCCGTCACACCAGTCGTCGGGGTCGAATTGTAAAGGGTCCATAATTCCGTGGCGCTATTCTGGTTAGTAACGAGAAGGGCCAACGGGGAAGTCGGCGCGTTCCCCGCCCCGCCCCAGGCCATCATGGCGTTCTGAACTCCGGCTCCAGAAGATGCCCAGGTTGCCGCGCCGGAGAAGTAAGGAATTCCGCCGGAAGTTCCCGCAACGGTGAAGGCAGGAGTCGTCGTCGGAGTCCCCACCGAAATCAAACCACCCGTGAAGCCGACAGAGGTGACCGTTCCACTGCCGCTCGATGACGTGCCGCAGGAAAACGCATCGGTTGACTGCGTATAGTTGATGTGATTTCCGGCCGAGTCGGTGCAGTCCGGAATCACTTTAGCCGTGGCTGTGGTATTAGCCGTGGTGATGACTTCGACCGAGTGCGCCGCCGCCGTGGCAGAGTACGTGATGCCATTAACTCGCGCCACGGTGATAGCTGGAAAAGTAGTCGTGACATCTCCCGTAAAGACGCCACTGTTGACCATCTTGGCGGCGGTGATGGCTCCGGCTCCAATCGTGATCGCGGGAAAGGTACTGGTCGCGTCGCCCGTGAAAACACCGGCATTCACCATCTTGATCGCCGTGATCGCGTTGTTACCGATGGTAAGAGCTGGGAAGGTGGTTGTGGCATCCCCGGTGAAAACCCCCGCATTTGGCAAACCCGCCGCCAGCAGACCAAGAGCATTGGTGAGCGTCAGCGATGACGGCGTACCGCCGGCGCCATTGAAAAGCACCGGCGCTCCCGCGCTGCCGACGTTGATACCGAGAGCGGTAGCGATGCCAGTTCCCAAGCCAGAGACGCCGGTGCTGATGGGCAGGCCCGTGATATTCAAACCACCAATAATCGGATTTACGCACACCCCGAACGTCGAAGCGCTCGCCCAACACTGTGCATCCGTGACAGCCGAGCCAGCCGGGGAAGCGCCTGGGGCGGTGTTGGTGATGACACCCGTGCCGGTGATCGGGTTCGGGCTTACGCTGATACCCGTGCCGCCTGTGAGGGAGACGGCCCCGCCACCGCCGCATGCTCCCTGATCCAAAATCTGGCCCGCCTTGACCTTGAGGCAGTCCCCCGTGATCCCGCCATTCACGGTGGTCTGGTTGACGGTCAAGGCCCCCGGAGTAGGCTGCGCACACGCGCTAGCACAAAAAAAAGACAACAGTATCAACCATCCGTAGGCCCTTAGTTCTAGCATGGGTATATAATACACCCGAAGGGATATCCGATGCCGCAGAACACCGCTAACCGCAAGGGGTACATGTCCGGTTCGATCACAATCTCGACGACCTTGGCCCGCTTTATCGACCTCGTAAAGACGCAGCTCGGCATAGATCTTAGCCTATCCGGTTCGTGGCGCGAGGTTCAGTTCCAGGTGGACCCGGAGACCTCTGCTGGCCTGAGCGTCAGAATCGGAGATGGAAGCACCGGGACCACGGTGGGCGGCATTGTGCAGAAGGGTGCCACGCTCGTAGGCGCCTCCGCCGCGGATACGTACCGTGGATCTGGAGCGAACGCCATTTACGCCCTCATGATGAACATGCAGGCGGTCAGCGGATCTCCCATCATCAATTACCAATTGCTAGAGGAATGAACCGTTTCGCCACCTCACTCCACCAGTAATAATATTGACTACCGTGGTGGAGACGTGTATCCTAGAACCGTGGAACGCGAATCCGTAAAAGTTTCAAAGAATCTCCTAAAAATGTTGCGCCGGATTGCGGATCGGGACGGTTTCGTATTGTCGCGTCTCATCGAGCGTCTGATTGAATCGGGGATCAAAGCGGAGAAACTTAAATGACAGCCGTTGAAATGCTGCAAGCCGGCGCCCCGCACCGCGCACTTCCGCTTCTAGCTAAGAAGGCTAAGAAGGAACCCACCATCGATAATCTTCTGGTGCTATCCGCCGCGCAACGCGGTTGCTGTCAGTTTGAACGAGCGATGGACACGCTTCACGAATGCTTGGTGCTGACGCAGGGTAAAAGCGCGGAGGTCTGGAACAACATCGCCCAGGTATATAGCGATCAGGGAAAGTTTCAAGAAGTCCCTGCGATCTTTCAGCGGGCACTCAGGGTGGCGGAATCCACCCCTACAACCCATGGTTCGATGCAGCAGATTCTTCTTGGATTCGCATACTCACTGATGCGTCTCGGCCAGTTCGAGTACTCCTGGGAAGCGTTCGAGGCCGGCCGCTTCGCAGCTTCATGGGGAACCTTGCCCATGACGAAGCTGTGGCGAGGAGAGCCGAATTCCCGCGTACTGATCGTGCCCGAAGGTGGGTTCGGAGACGCCTTCCTGTTCAGCCGTTGGATACCCAAGGTGCGCGAGATGTCCGATCGCGTCGGAATTCTGATGTGGGATAAGTTGCTCGACTTCTGCGACTGGAAGAGATTCGGTGTCAACGAGATCATCCCACTCAAGAAGTCCGTGCGGGCATCCGACTGGGACTATAGCATCTCGATCATGAGCCTCCCGGGCATATTTAAGATGAAGTCGTGGACGGACATTCCGCCTGACGGGATGCGGGACGCCTTCATTGAGACTCTTCCGAGCCACGAGCGAGTCCCTAGAATTCATCATGACCCGCCGCGGATCGGCTATTGCTGGCGAGCCGAGGAGAACGGTAGCGTCCGCAAGATCCGATCGCTAGATGATCACACGGCGGGAGTCGTCGCCAAGGAACTGGCGAAGTACGGACCCGTCTACGGGCTGTGCCCACAGAATAAGGGACTTCATAAGTTCGACAAATTCCGCGTGCCGCAGCGAGTGATCCAGGAAGAAGAAAAACTAGCCACTTGGCACGAGACGGCCAGCTACATCTTATCCATGGATCTGGTGGTGGCGGTAGATACGGCTGGCTTCCACTTGGCCGCACTTCTCGGGGTTCCGACCCTTCTACTGCTGCCGTGCCGTTCTGATTGGAAGTACTCGGTCAGAGACTTTGGTCCGGACGTAAAATCCCAGTTCATGCCACAGACGCAAATTTTGGGGACCCCCCGCGACCGTGATCGCTGGTACGGACCCCATGTAACCTACTACCGGGAGACAAAGACGGAAGGGTGGACCGCCAGTGCAATTATTGACGCGATTGCCGCAGCCATGATAATTGACTACTCAAAACCCGCTCCCAACGTGCAGGTTGTTGCAAATAAATGACTCTTTCAAAGCACCAACATCGAAATAAGGGACCGTTATACTACGATGGTGGAGAGCGCCGGAAACGGAAGAATGTACCCTCAACTTACCGTTTTCAGTGGCGCCAGATGCAGAGAAACCGCGTCGTTGAGGTCCTCATGAACCCGAACGAATGGCGTCAGCAGCGCTCTAAAGCCTACCACGAGGCCGTTAAGGACTGGCAACCGGGTAGGATTAAGGCCCTTTCGGAAATGCAGGGGCTCTCGCTTCACCGCCTATCTGGACTCTTGGGGATCACTCGGCGCACGCTCCGGTTTCTGATTTCGGGCCACTATACTCCCTCGCCGACGATGTGTCGGCGGATGGAGATGCTCGAATCCGATATCCGCGAGGGGAAGGAAATGGCGTCCGACATCCTACCTCGGCGTTCCGAGATGCGACGGCGCCTGTTGCTATTCCGTTCCTGGTGGTCGAACCGCGATCCGTCCCGCGGTCTGCCTGAGATCACGGTCCACATTCAGGTCCGGTGGGGAAAGGGCGTCATCAACCGAGTGGAGATCCCACCTGCATTCTTGCCACGCCTGCGGATCAGTTCCTTCGCGGGCTTGGTCGAGACCGTGCGAGCCATGACGGAAGCCATGCGAAGGGTGTCCAAAGCGTACAGGGCGCTGCTATGGCGGCAGCAGGAAGAGGATTTCTGGCAGGCGTATGCGACCGATACTATCCCCAAGATCGTAGAGGAGCGGGCGAAGCACGCCGCCAAGGGGGCTCGCGCAAGAAAGTGGAGGCCAGTGAAGGATGTCTAAGCGCCTCAAGATAATCGGGTTCACGCCACTCATGTTAGCGGCGTACAACCCACGCTACCATGACGATCTCCGAATTTTTGATCTGGACAAACTCACCAAGGTGCAGTTTGCGTGGGGATGACGCAATGAACATCTGCGTTCTATCCGCATGTTACGAAAAGCCGGAGTTTGCCGCGATCCTCACCGAGTCTTGCCGTCTCAATAATGTCGATCTGGGATTCTGCCAAGCCGCCGAACTGAACGGCGTGTGGCCAGCGTCGGGCGACATGCGAGTGGGTAAGATGGTCGCGGCCCTGGAGCACCTGAAACTCATCCAGGAAACCCAAGCCTACACCCACGCGCTATGGTCGGACGGATTCGATACCTTTCTCCAGGGCGGAGAGGGCGAGATCGTTGGAGGATGGGAGTTGCTCGGGTGCCCTTCCCTCGTGTTGAGTGCGGAAAAGAACTGCTGGCCGCATCCAGAGTACGAGATGCTATACCCAAAGGTGAAGGGACCGTACCGCTTTATCAACGCGGGAACATGGTTCGGCCAAGTCGGCTATCTGATTGACGTGATCGAGAGAATGATCGAGGCGAGCGAGATCATCCAGGAGATCAACGATCAGCCCATCTGGATCAACTCTTTTCTAACAGGCCAGTTGCCCGGCGCCGTGATCGACTCCGAGCGCCGGATCTTTCAGACCATGTGGGGATACGAGGATGCGGACGGTCCCATCGAGGCTCCCGTAGTCCACTACAACGGCGGTATCTGGCGCAACCCGGAAGACAGGCGTTATATAACTCATTGGCAGAAAGTAAAGGAAGCCAAGGGCTGGACATGAAATGCCATAACCGCATTTGGAGACGGATGTATGCGCGGAAGCGAGAGGCAATGGATCAATGCGCACAGTGACTATACTGTCGTACAATCGACCGGAGTATCTAGAGCAGTGCATCCATGCTTTGATCGACTGCCGTGGTGTCGACAACTATGCAGTGCTGGTATCTGTTGACGGCGGGAGTCCACTCAAGATCAAGGTGCCTCCCTCATGGGAGATAGTGTACCTACAAAACCACTACGGGATCGACCACCACAACGCGAAGTGCTACAACGCGGTGTTTGACCGCTCCAACGATGTAGATTTCAACGTCGCGCTTGAAGACGACGTAATCCTTTCTCCAGACGCACTGGAACTAGCCGACTGGTTTTATGGGATGTGGGACGCCGAGGACTACGCCTTCTGCTCTCTCGGTGACCCGCACTACCGTAAGGTGGTCCCCCGCGACGAGAACTACCGAGAGATCCACGAGTGCCGGTCCATCTACACATCGGCGTGGTGCTTTAGCCGCGCACAGTGGGAACGGATGCGCCCAGAGTGGAACCGCCAGCTCAAGACTCAGTTGGGCTGGGACTGGTCGCTCGCAATGGCGATGCACGAGTACGGATGGAAGTCGCTCTACCCGTTGGTGTCGAGGGCACGTAACATCGGACGCGTGGGGGTGCATTCGCACGAGGAATTCTTCGACCGGGAGATCGCGGGAGCGGTGTACTCGGACGGACGCCACACGGAAGAGTTCGCGATCACCTACCGGATGGGTAGCGAATCGACACCTGACTGGATTCAGCGGGAGCTGAAGGAAACGTATGGCGACTAGCGAGACATCAAAGTATCGCCACCTGACCGCGCCTTACTGTACCGGGGCTGGTGTAGACATCGGGAGCGCTGGCGATCCCGTGGTTCCACACGCTATCCAGATCGACCTGCAGAAACCGTACTGCCCACTGATCGGTCCTGGACCGATCCACCTTAGAGGAGATGGACGAAAGCTATGGTGGTTTAGAAGGAACTGTTTGACTTTCGTCTACTCTAGCCACCTGATTGAAGATTTCGATATCGGGGAGTGGCCGGAGCTTCTGAAGGAATGGGATAGCGTTCTGCAGTTCGGAGGACACCTGATTATCCTGGCTCCCGAAAAACACAGATGGGCCAAAGCCATTACTGGAGGACAGCCTCCCAACTTGGCTCATAAGCACGAGCCGGAGGTGGGAGAAATATCTCGTGAAGTCCTCAATCTTATGGATTATGAGATCATCTTAGATACCTGCCCTGATCCGACCGACTACGGAATCGTGTTCATCGCCAAGAAAATATGACCGTAGACCACTGGGAGGCGCTGTGCGCCTTCGCCGCATTGATCGCGTTACTGTTGAATCAGAGAAAGAGGTAACATGCCAGACCGACGACAGGAAGCACACCACAGCCTAAACGGCGACGAACTGCGCACCATCATCGAGGACCGTGTGCACCAGGGAATCTTGCAGGCCATGAACCTGCGCGCAATGTATGCCTACCCATTGGTTCGCTACTCCGTCACCATTCAGGTCATCCCCTACGAGTCCCAAGGTCCTGGAGACCCCGTGCGTAACGACAAGTTCCTGGAACGCTGCGTGGTCGAGGGCCGCGAGTTCGTGGAGGTCCGCGAGGAGGCGGTGGAACTCGAGCACGACTCGCCCATCATCGGGTGGGAGAAAGATCCACAGGTAGAGCGGGAAGAAACCGGACTCGGCCGGATGGAAACCCATCGGGTAGAGGGCCAGTACGTCGATACGCGGGTGAAGTCGAAGATCAGTGTGAAGGACCCGGAACTTCCGCCCGTGGGTGGGCGCGTTCCGCGTACACCCGCACTCGCGGAAGACCACAAGCCCGTGGACGTAGCGGCGGGGCTTAAGAAAGGACCCGCCATCTCCTATGCGGCATCGAACGACTTGAACATCCCGCCAGAGCAAGCGCAGCGCATCGCCCGGCAGGAAGCGGAAGACTGGGCGACACCCGCGATGGACCCTGAGATTCACGATGCCATTGCGAGTGAGAAAGAACTACCTGGTCGCGTCACCGTTCTAAAGAAATGAGTCTCCTTGATAAACTCCTGACCGCTCAGCAAGGCGACGAACTAGTGTCCGAGGTCCGCCGCATGGCGACCGCGTTCGAGCGCATCGCGGCGTGTGTGGAGGCGGTGCTACGTATCCCTGAAGCCGTTCCCATGCCCGAGAAACCGCTCGGCCCCGAAGCTATCGGGGAGTATGGACAGGAGCCTAGCGAAGACGATCTGGACGACATGCGGGCGAAGTTGAAGGAGCAGGGGTTCAGCGACCGGCAGATCGAAGAAGAGTTGGTGAAGGCGATGTTCGGTTCAGATCAGGACTAAACGTACCTGCATCCCGCGAAGTAGGCGCAGTATCGTTCAGAGCAGAACCAAGCATCAGGATTAGCCGGCAGGAACACTCCGCTCTCTACGGCCTTAACCGCCGCGAGCACCCTCTCCTCGACCGCATGGAAATGGTGACGCGCCCGAGTCGTCTCCAGCTTTACTACGCGCGGATCGGTCGTGTGGATGAGGTAGTCCAGATACAAGCGATCCGGGATTCTTCCATCGAGTTGCGCGCACGCCATCGCGTAGATCGTCAACTGCAAACTGCGATCCGCCTCATCGGAGGAGGGGGAGCGCCCGCTGACCTTGGTGTCGCGAATCGCGCGGCTCCCTTCCTGTATGTCAATCCTGCCGGTGATCGTGTGGCCCGCGATCTGGATCTCGAAATCACGCTGCACCTGCGTGGGAACCAGGCGCGGAGCGATATAGCAATGATGAAGCTGGCTCATCTGGACCGCCAGTTGCGTAAGTTCCGTCCGCACGCGGTTCATCCCCTTGGCGGCTTCGGCTTCCGTGAGCGAGATCCCGTCGAGTCTTATTATGGTTTCAACTTGCAGTCTCGCGATCTCCGTTACATTATTAGGCTTAAGCAACTCTCCCGTCTCGATCTTGGATTGCAGGTCCTGGGTTACGGTCGCGTCCACCGCGCGCCCCAGGATGCGGTTGAAGTTTGGGGCCGTGCGGATCTGCTGGACGTAGCGCTGGCGGTAACGCTCTCCGCACGTACTTAATTCCGCTAGAGATGTTGTAGAGAACCTCACTGTTCGTCGCGGTTCTCGGTGGCGATCTGGGCTCCGCGCGCCGCCGTGAATAGCCTGCGAGTCACGCTATTCCATGCCGAAGACCCAGGCGGAAGCGTTAAAGCCCTCGCTGCCAACCTCGCCCCGTCCTGTGAGAATAGGACTCGTGCTGCGATATTCGGTATGGCGTATTCCATCGCCGCTCCACCGGCTACCGTCAAGCCAGCGCCCGCTATATTCCCGGTGAGAATCTGACGAACCACCTCCGCTCCGATCCCAAATGGAAGCAGTGTCGAGATGCGTCCAGCCGTTGCAGAACCCTCAACCGGAGTAAGGCGCTTAGCGGCAAGCAGGTACTTGTCCATGTCGGCAGTGAGTTGTGGTCCAAATAGCAATTGCTTGGTTTCCGGGCCCATGCGCTGCCAGTCGGCAAGTACCCCGGCGCTCCTCCCGAATCCACCCTCAGCAGTAGCCTTGCTCAATAGCCCTTCCAGGAAAGTCCTGCCGACGACATTCACTGAGCGAGGCGCCACCTTGCGAAGCTCCTGGAGGGTGTTGAAGGTCACGTCGCCACCGGACACCAGATTCTTATAGAGAGCGGCTGGTTCGTCTCTCAGTGAGTTGAGTAGTTCGTCTGTCCCGTAGTACGCCTTGACCATTCCGCGAGCCTTGGTAAGTTTGTCCATCGTGTCTGGTCCTGCCGTCTGCATCGCGGCCTGGAACTGACTTTCCCCTTCCTGGATGATCTTACGGGCGATTCCCTGAGACTTAGATGTTAGTAGTTCGCTTTTTCCATCGCGCGACATCGATTTGACCGCGCTCAAGAAGCGGTCGAAGTCCATCGCGTTCATGTGCGTTTCGGTGGACTTCATAACATCGCTCAGTGCACGGAACGCAGGGGAGTTCGCGCGACGGGCTTCCGGCAGGGACCTTTCTAGGTCGTCAAAGACTGGCTTGAGTGCATCACGTATGGGCGCTAACTCCACCGGGGTTTCGAGCGTTTTGAAGACGGGTGTGGTTATCGGCTGACCGGATGGACCAACCACCGGAGAGGTCTGGAGCCCTGTTTGGACAGTCTTGGTGTTCGCGGCAGCTTCTGAGCGTACTTGATCGTATAGTCGATCGGCTTGGGTCTTCAGCCGCGTGACGCGATACGAAAGCGCATCCTGTACCTGTTTACCGGCGCCGTAGGCATTAGTCTTGACTGGCGATGCCCGCTGTGTCAACTTCTCGCCTGTCTCCGCTAGTTTGGCCTGCTGACCCTTGAAGAAATCCTCTGTTTTCGATGCGGAACCAGGGAAGTTTTCAAGGCCACGCTCCATCTTCTGTAACCCAAGTTGTCCGGTTCTCTGACCAACAGTAGTAGGTACTCCCTGTTTCTCGGCAAACTCTATCGCCTGTGCTTCCTTGGGGTTGAGAACGGTCCTAGGAGTGAGTTTGCCTTTAGCGGCAACCGCCGCTGTCTTTCCGAGCCGCAAAGCACCACGGGCCGCTAATTCCGGTACGGGAGTAAGTTCCAGAGCGTGGGCGGCCGCCTTGCCGTACTCCCCGCGCCCCGCTTCCGTGCCAGCCTGCGAGAGCGCGGGACCAATGACGGGGATCTGGCCGAACACTCCGCGCCGGATAGCCTCTCCGTACTGGCCTTTCTTGAACGCCTGCGCACCGGCCTCTACTTCCCCCTCGCGAGCGGACTCCATACCCTTCAGCGTCCCCGGCAGATCCTTTGCCGCTCCGTATACGGCTCCAGGGATGTCTAAGATGTCGCTTCCGAGGGTAGAGAAGAATTCTCCGACTTGGCTCTTTCCTTTTTTCTTTTCCTTGTCGGGAGCGATCTCATCAAATACGTCGCCCTTGGACGACGAGGGGGACGGAGCGATTTCATCGAAAACATCCGGCACTAGAGCCCCCAGCCGTCTTTCTTGGCCGCCGCGCGAGCCTTTTCCTTATCACCACCTGCCGCGTCGAGGTACTGCTGGCCTTGCATCTTATTGAGCTTCTGTCCGAGCTTATCAGGCTTAGGAAGTGCGGTCTGTGGAGCAGGCGCGCCCGTCATCCGCTGCTCGGCCCGTCCCGTGGCCGCATTTAAGCCCTTGGTCATGTTCTGGGCCTCGATGTCCATCTGGTGGAGCGCGGCCTCAAACGCTCCAGTCGCCATGGCGGTGTTGAGCAGTTCTTCGGCGTGTGTGCGAGCACTGTCGGTGGTGACGCTGCCACGGCCGGCGCTCACCATGATACGGGAGTACTGATTGGTGGCGGTCTGCGTGGCCACGCGGAACTTCGCAAGTTCCGGTGAGTCGGTCAGGTCCGCTTTGGCGAACTGCGTCCAGCTATTGAATCTCCGGGAAGCCGTACGGCCTACGTCGCGCGATGCGTCAAGCGCGTTCTTGATGTCCAATTGGAATGCGGACTCTACGGAATCGAGCAGGCCGGTTGCTTTCATTAACTGCGATAGTTCGGCGGACCCTGCTTTGTAGGACGCACGCATCTGCGCTACCTTCTCTGGTCCGAGTTCCGCCAGGAGCGCGTTGCGCTGCTTATTGTAGGCGTCACGATCCGCGCTGCGTCCAAGTCCGAAGGATGGCTTATCGCCCGAGATCAACTCGAAGAGCGCCGCCGAACGGACTGAGGCGGGGTTACCCATTGTCGGGGCGTTGGCCGTCGCGGCATCGGTACGGGACTTCCCGAGACGCGCCACCGATGTAGCCGCAGTGGTATCGAGGTGCGCGAGCGTCTTTTTTGCTTCATCGACCTGTCCAGGCGTGTACTTATCGGGATTATCTATGATGTTCCTGGCCGCTTCCCGCACACCCAACTCACCCGGAGGCTTGGCTTCAGGCTTGGGTTTCGGAGCGGTCTCGGACTGCGCTACCAAGCGCTCCGCTTCCTCTGGGCTATGACCTAGTTCCTGGAAGTCCTTGACCAGCTGCGCGCGCTTTTCTACTGCGCTGCTGGGCTTCATAGGAGCCTTCCCGAGCGTCACAAACTCGCTCCACGCCTGCTGGACGAGTTGCTGCTTTTGTTCCGATGAGAACGGGGCGGTGTCGATAGCCTTCAACTTCTGGTCGAGCGTCTCCTTACGCTGCCTGGCCTGTTGCTCAAAGAGCGCCTGATCCGTTTTTACATCGGCCTCCCCCTTGGCGGTCTCGCGGGCGCCCTCTTCCTCACCGATACCCTTGGCGTATTCCGTTTCGCGCTGCGCACGGAATTGCGAGCGCTCTTCGGGACTGCGCGTCATGGGAGAAGGCGGCGCACCAACCGATTTAGGAGCGTCGGGGGAGGGATTCAACTGCTTCAGGCCGGTGATCGTTCCCTTCAGCAGTACCTTAAACGGGTTGTCTTTTCCGCCACCTCCCTTGCTTCCCGATTTACGCCCCTCCGCTAGATTGGCGATATTGTCGATCGCCCAGTCAACGGTCTCCGGTTTGAATAGGTCAGGCTGCGCGGTGGCGAGCGTCAGGATCTTGGTGTAGCGGTCCAGTTCCTCACGGGTATCATCCATCTTTTTCTGATGGTTCAACTCGATGAGCTTGGTGATGATGCCCATTGTTTAATATTTGCTGCCGTTATTCTTCGAGGAGCGCTTCTTGACGTAGTCCTTGGTGGCCGCCTCGACGGCGGAGTCCATGGGCGTAGATCCCCCTCCGCCCTTGCTGCCCGGATTCTTCACCCGTGCCTCTACTTTTCTCCCCAGCTGCTTCGCGGCCCTCTTCGCAAGAGCGCCGATGAGTGCTCCCATGATTGCTCCTTATACGATTGCGCCGATTCCCTGCAAGATCGACGAGAACGTCGCGGAAGTCCCGCCCTGGATATTGATGCCCATCTTGGATAGGATCGCCTGAATGGCTTGCCCCAGTTGCTCGATACCCAAACTCTGTTCCTGGAGCCCGGCCTGTGCGAGTTGGGGAGCCGCTCCGGCACGCGCACTCGAAATAATACCCGCGTTAGTCTGGGCTTTCTTCGACCCGAGGTTCATCACCGCCGAGGATCTCCCGCCGCCCATGGGTGTGTATTGATCGAGCGTGCGCCTTTGCTGCTCGAATCCCGCGTTAGAGGCGGCCAGTTCGGGCTCGAGCGCGGCGGAGATTTCAGCTTTGTTGCCCGACAGGATCTTAGTCCAGTAGTCGATGGGGGCCTTGAGGGCGGCGGCACCGGCCGCTTGCGTGGCCTCGCCCGAAGTCCCCATGAGATCGGTTAAAGACCTCTGGTACCGCGTAAGATCGTTATCTCCCCCGGCAACCGGCTGGGGAGAAAGTGAGGATGCCATGGTTAGATTCTACTCCTTTATCATCCGAGCGGACCCTGCCACAGCGCTGAAAGTGTGGAATTGCGCGGGTCTACACTGGACGTGCCTGCGCCGCCGTCCTTGATGATGAGCAGGCGGCATACAAGTGAACCCTTGACCGTTGGAATCTGCCAGGTCTGGTGCAGGATCACCTGGCCGTCCGCGCCCTGCTTCCATTGCGCGGTCTGGGGCTGAGGCAGGACGCTGCCGGTCGATAGCGAGAGGGTGAACACCTGCCCGTTATCGCCCAGGATGTGGAGGGCAACCGCTGCGGTCAGGAGCCAGTTACCAGGACGGTCAAGTGTCACGCTCACTCCGATGCCGCTGGCCGGTTTACCTGCTGCCTTACTCGGAACGGTGACAAGAGCGGCGGTCGGAGCGCTCTGGCCGAATACGCTAGTGGGGCCGTAGCTATTGCGCAGGTCGTACACGTGGTCGAGGATCTGGCGCAAGGCCACGTCCGTGATTGGGTTTCCAGTGGGCGGTGGGCGGTAGTTCCGGTCGATGGCCATCAGGAGCCCTTATTTTCTAGCGGTTCATTAAACGCCACGAGCGTAGGAAGAACGGTGGGCACTGGAACAATGATACAGAACGGCGGCGCGTTCTGAGTCACGATAATCTGACAAGGCGCTGTGACCGCCGACATGAGGCCGTTAGCGTCCGTTACTTGCACGGTATAGAGGAACGTATCAGGCAATGTCGGTATACCGCTGATGATTCCACTCATTGGATTCAGCGTCAGGCCCGGAGGTAATCGGCCCGAAACAATTGCGAAAGTGTAGGGAGGAGTGCCGCCAGATACGATGACTTGTGCGCTGTAAGGAACTCCTACTTGCGCGGTTCCCGCTCCCACGGGGCACGCAATCGTTAAGGTAGCACCCGCAGGTACAGCCAGAATCGTGATGCCCCCTAGTTGCGTTCCAGTCGTCAGCCCTTCCCCATCGTAAGTCCCACTCGGAACGTACTTATGAATCCACGCTCCGGTTCCGACTCGCGGCCAGCTATTGAGCGGCGTGACGTAGACCTGTGCGAGATTCCACTGGGCATCAATTGTGTATCCAGCCGCAGGTAGAAACGGAGTAGCCACATTGTTTCCGGCGTTAGCAATGGCCTGCGCAAACCCGGCGTAGAGACTCCGGCCCGACACTGTGATGTTGCCGGAAATAAACCGGCTCAGTGATCCTTCCGTAGTCTTGTTGACTAGAATCGCCGCTTGGATATTCGCCGGGTTGAGATTGCCCAGGGCATACTCTGCAATCGCCGCGCAGCCCGGCCCTCCGGCATTCACGGGAGCCATCTGGACGGTGGCGGTGAATACACCTGAGACCGGAAGGTGCTTAACTATGGTGTAGTAGATCGCTGCGGCCTGCTGCTGGGCCACGCCGTTGATTACGACACCTTCCCAGTGGACGATCCGGGCGTAGATATTGCCGTAGGTATCGGACGGCTGAAAGGCCGGCAAGTTAGGTGCCGTTAGGTCCCAGGAACCCTCCGCAGCGATAAACACGACGCTACCGATTTCCGGCAGATAACCCAACGAAACATCAACCGATGGCTGGCCAGCGTAGCCGGCGATGGTGCTACCCAGTGAGCCGCGAACGGAAGCCTGCGAATCAAGGGCTACGGGGCGCACGAGCGGGGCGGAATAAACAGCTACTAGGATGTTCGGGCTTTCAAAATCAAATGTGCCTGCCCCGCCAATGGGCGTGCCTTGCAGATTGGAATTTCTGCTTCCAGGCCCGGCGAGAATGGCATCGAATACAGCGCAACCCAAGGCGCCCTGTCCTGTGAACGCTGCGCCCGGAATCTGCACGCGGCTGGTATCGCCATCGACGGAACTCCAGAGATTTCCAAAGCCGTCTTTGATGGCCGTAATGATAATAGAATTGGCGTAGTTGTAAGGGCCGGACCCGAAGGACTCGGGGGGACCGCCTGAATCCGGCGCCGAATCGCCGATCATTTTAGCGCCTTGCGCGAAAGCCATTCCGGGAGCTGGGACGTATTCCAGTGCCGCAATCGCCAGTATGTGAAGCGCGGACGAAGTATTAGTGATGGTTGCGTTTCCCGCGATCATCACGATTGTCGAAAAAATAGCCATGCTCCCGGCATGGGCCGAGGCACCTGGGGAGGTGTCGAACGTGAAGAGTCCGCCCTGGACATCAGGGTGATAAATATTCCCCAGGCTGTCTGTTACGTTCAGGTCATTGGAATTGCTAGGCGTGTTAGAGAAGGCGACCACGATAACAAGATCACCCAAATCCAACTGCATCGAACAACTGACATCGGTTCCGACTATTGGGCCGCTCTTGGCGGAACGCACGAAAACGGCGGGAGCCGTGACCTGAATCGTCAGAGAGCGCGTCTGCGCAGGATTCACTCCGTCAGAGACCGTCAGGGTATAGGTGGTCGTGACCGTGGGACTGACAACGGTTGAGCCGCTGGTCGCGACCGATCCCACGGCTGGCGCAATGCTCGCGGTAGTGGCGAATTTGCTCACCCACGTCAGAGTGATCGCCGTTCCGGGCAGGACGGGGCCGTAGTTACTGGCCGTGAAAGACTGAATCCAGGCTTGCTGCGAAGTCAGCGGTCCGGGTTGACCCAGGACGAATTGCCCCAGCGAACCGGAACCGAGCTGGCCTGAAATCGGCACGTTAGTTTACGGAAAAGGAGAAATTAAAAAGCCATGCACCAGCGGCAGCAAAGTTCGCGGCATTGGTTTGTTGGACCACCGCTCCTCCCGGTTGGATGTCAACTTGCGCAACATTGTAGGCCGTACCAGAGGCAGGTGCTCCGACCACCGAGACCGCAATGAGGGTCGCGGGCCGAAAGCCAGACGGCAAGGTCAGAATCGTAGTACCGGCCGTGAGAGTTCCGGCCGCTAACACGCCGCGAATCCAAACCCGTCCGGTTCCGTCCTTGCTGTATTGACCGACTTGGTAACCGCTTCCAAAATCCGTCCAACCGTTGGCGTAAAGCCCTACGAGCGGAGTCCAAGTTCCTTGAAGATACGCGGTGAGCGATCGCACCGTCATGACGATCTGAACAATATCTCCGGCGTTCATGTTCACATCGACCCCGCCCGAGTTGGTCACGGCGAACTGCGTACCGGAGTTGATGGCCGTGACTTCGAGCAGAGCTTTTGGAGTCGGAGGGGTAGTGGTGTGATCCGAGATAGACACGTCAAAAGTGCCGCTCAACGGAAATGGCTGGATGCCTGACCCCGTGGAAGTGGACGCAACATTGAGCACGCCTGATCCGGCGGTATAGCCTCCGGTCACGGTGGTATAGGCGAAATTGGCAAGCTGTTCAGCCACGTTTAGAATCCAGTCCTTTCAAGCGATTCGTTTGTACGCCACGATATTCGGCGCATTAAATCCTTGCTCCATTCATTCTTGATAGGTCCCCAAAGGGCTGCTTGGGAATAAAAGCCCCGCTACCCCACGCTTTGGCGTTCACCACCATATCTTTCTGGAATACGCGGAAACCAGCCGGGGACGTCGCACGGTAGGACACGGCCAGCGCCTTCATGGGCTGAACCGGGAAGTATCCCCGATCATACAATCCGCCTGTCGATGGACGCGAGTAGGTGAACGGCCCGGTAGGGTTCTCGATGGTGTTTACGGCCAGAGTTACTAAGTCGGTGCTAATGATTGGCAGATAAATGTCGCGATGGTGAAACCAGAGGGGGAAGTCGAGTGTGGTTTCCTGCGTCTGCCAGGTGGTCACTAGCTCGGGGGCGGGCTCCCAGATCCACTCCACGCCTTCGATTCTCCAGAAAGCGGCGTCCTGGGGCGCGAACCGCACCAGATGCGAAATGAAGGGCGTGTCGAACGAGTACGCGATGGTCTGCTCGCGGGGATGCTGAATCGTAGCCGGCGTGAAGGGATGCGGGGCATTGAAATCATCGAGAACCTGTACCACGCGGGCTATGTTGAGGGTGTCGGCGCGTAGCTTAAATCCCTGGATGAACTTGGCGCCAGGATATCCCAGGTCATCGAATCCCGTGAACCGTAGGGCGGATAACTCCGGCTTAGGGAGCCAGGAGGGAGCCCAGAAATAGAATAGCGGGATCGCGCCTCCGGTCGTGCTCCACTGAATATCGAGACCGAGGTTATATCCGTACTGTCCCTGACCCGAATTGAGATCGAGGAGAACCCGGCGCCGTCCGGTCAGGTTTAGTCCGGTCGAGGTGAAATTTGTGAAGTAAGAGAAATTATCCATCCCGACTTCGACCACGATGGAATCACACTCGGTATCGAGGTCCATCTCGATGTCGCTCCATAGGTCGCGCGGGCGCGGATCGCCTTTGTCAAACGATCCGGTTCGGATGTGCCCGCTGATAGCGAATCCGAAGTCGGTCCCGCCCGAGAAATTGGTCACGAGCCCGTCCGCAGTGCCCATCAAGAACTGGCTAAAGGTTCGGGCTGGAACCGCCGAGTCCTGCGATACCTCGAAGAAATAGCAGGCCACCGGATGTTGGACGAAGGTATCGCGTGAGATCCACCCCTGAGAGAAGAAATCATATACCAACGTACGGTACGTCGCGGTCTGATCGATATAGGTGAATTGAAGGAATCCATCTCCGTAGGCCAGGCGCATGTTGTCCGGCTTACTGAAGTCGGGAGGCGAGAAACTGGTTCCGGTCAGGCCGTCGATTGTTGGGAATGCGGATAAGTTCGCGCCGGTTCCCTCGTGCGGGAAGATCGGATAAAGATCCGCGTCCGTGAGCGAGGTAGGCGACCCTCCGGCGCTGAGGTAGATCCCGTCCTTGGCGATGAACGCAATTCCCTGCGGGGTCACAGCGAGACCCCACCGCGCGAATAGTCCCTTGGAGTTGGGGACTTCAATAGCAATGAAGTCGGTCACCTGACCAAGCGTGGGATAGATTCGGAACAGACGATTGGTTGAGAATACATACGGCTCACCGCCGTAGATGCACCCGTTCATCATAGTTTCCGAGCCGGAGGCGATCGTCAGTACGTTGCCGGCGGGATGGTTCTCGGGATGGTTGCCCTTGGTCCAATACAGGTTTCCGGAATTTAGAGCGTCCGCGCAAGCGAATACGAAGATCCCGGTCTCTCCTCCTCCGTAGGGACCCCAGAGGCACGGAAGGGGCTGCTTCCACATCTCGGGTGAGTTGATCTGAAAGTCCCCCCCCGTCATACCAGCCGGTGGATCTTCAAGTAGTTCCACGCTAGTAGCGGAATCCGGGGAGCGGGCAAAAGTAAATAACGTCCCCGCCACGCTCACCTGCGTGCCCAGCGGATAATATGGAGCATCCACGGTGGGCGCATACGGGCGAAGCTGGTCGCCTGCTGTCACCGTGAGTGTCGCTCCCAGGCCCGCTCCCAGTGCAGTCAGCGTGCAGGTTCCGTTCTTCGAGTTATCCACGGTGACGAATGGCTGGGGATTGTCTCCGTATTGGACCGTGTCGCCCGACGCCAAACTTAGATCATCGAAGGTGTCGATCATGGTAGCGCCCGCGATATTGGGCATGGTTCCGATATAGGTCCAAGCAGCGATTGATCCCCCGAAGCGGAACACGTCGATCCATAACACTTGCGGGTCTGGATGCGCAGAGGGCAGCAGGACCTCGATGTTGGACGGCGGCGTAGGTGATCCCGCGGCGCTCGAAGGCGATAGCCCATTGATGTCCCGAACGGCCGGCCCCAGGTCTGAGATCGCGCCTGTAAAAATCTTAGAATCGTCACGAGCCCGGAACGCATACGTGTATGGGATGCCGGTCGCGCCTATGTCCGGCCCGTCAGGATTAGCCGCATTGATAAAAATCTGGGGCACAACATTCGGAGGAGCGATCCCGATCTGAGAAATTCCCTGCGTCGTTTCCGACGAATCCTTGCGCATCTTCGCTGAGTCTCCGATCAGGACCCACGGGCGCGGTGTGAAGTCGCTCGGTACCGTGACAAAGGAGAGCGGGTTACCGCTAAATCCGGTATCCACCAGCCAGGCGAAATTGTTAATGCCATTTTTCTGCTCGGCTCCGTAAAGATTCGCACCGACTCCGGCGAACCTTGCGTGAGTGCTGTAGGCGGTCGGGAACTCCGTCGGGGACGGCACTGGGTCGTTCCAGGAATAGAGCGAATGACAAACTCCTCCGGCTAGTTGCTGGCTCAGATCCGCCTGCCCTTGGCGCCCTTGGGTCTTTCCGCGTCCGTAGGGGCGTACATTCTCCAGAATCCGGTGCTTGCCGGGTGGAATCCTATCTACCGGGAGAGAGAGGTTCATCCCGAGATTGTCGAACGGCAGTATCGGCTGCCGCTGATGATCGGGGTTGGTGTTGGTGGGGCTGGTGGGCATTACGGGAGAACACTCCACTCCACGCTAATCGAGTAACTACACCCGGCGGTGATCTGATCGATATTATTGGTCGTGGCCGTCAGGCTTGACACGACGTTGACCGCCGCGGAGGTGTCGGATCCGAACGCCAGCGGCAGGGCGGTGCTGATGTTCGTTGCGCTCACGGCGGCCTTGAGGTCGTAGCCGGTGGAGCTCACCAGGTAGAAGTCACTCGATGAGGCGGTTCCCAATCCAGCCTTGAGAGTGGCCGTACCGGTACAGGCGAGCGCTGTCTTATAGCGAAACGCCTGCGCGTAGCCGTTCGCCGGAAGCTGAAATAGTACTACGCTCTGGGTGAGAGCTGCGGCCTTGTTCGCACCTAGAACGCCGTTGACCTGCCAGCAGCCGTTTGCATTGGCACATCCGTTTATGCCGTTGGCGATGGCGGTCACTGTGAAAGTCTGCCAGGTCGGAGTGTTGGGGATATCGGTCGTGGGCCCGACTGGTCCGAAAGAAGGAGGAGTGCCCCCGTGCAGGACGTGCGTCGTGGTGGTATCAACCGTGATGGTCTGCTCCGCCTGCGTTCCTGCCGAACCGATCACGACGCCGTTGGTCGCGAGAGGAGCCGCCGAGAAGTTGCAGGTCGGGCAGGCCGTTAGCACGCTGGCCCACTTCTTCCCGCTCGCCTGGGCGGTGTCGGCCACCAGGATCGTGTTATTAGCACCGATTCCTAGGCGGATATTATTGGTCCCGTCGAACGCCAGATCGTCTCCCTTGGTGGTGAGCGGCGAGAGGGCATTGAAGCACAGCAGTTGCGTGATCTGCCCGCACCCGCCCTGTGAGATCGTGATCGGAAGCGTCAGGGCCACGGTATTCGCGGTGTTAACGAGCGGCGAGGTGAAAATCAGCGGCCCTTGCTTGGCGTTGAACGTCGTCCAGTCTGCGCTCGTCAGCAGTCCACGACTCGAGGATGAAGCCGAAGGGAGATTGAACGTATGAGTGCTCCCACTCGACACAATACCGAAATTGGTGCCAGCAGTCCCGGTCGCAAAGGTCTGGGACGAGGCGGTGAGACCATTCAACGCGCTGATGAATCCCCCGCCAGAACCGTCGAACGGCATGAAGATTCCGAATGTGAACGGGGTCATGATGCCCGTTCCTGAATGACGGATCACGTAGAGTCCCTGATCGGCGTAAAACGAGTAGCGCCCGTTCGATCCGCTAAGAGTGAACGGATTCGACTTTGGTGTACCGATGTTATCGGAAAAAATAGACGCTAGAGTCGATCCATCGGACTGGAACACCGTTACGGTGCACGCCGGATAGGAGCGCTGCACTGGAGTAGAAGACGATGACGAGATACCGGCTGTGGTGATCTGCTGGTTCCCGTCCTGGCACCAATTGGAGTAAATGGCCCGAGCAAACATTGGGTTCGCCAACAGTAACAGCAACAGGGTGCGTTTCATTGGTCCACCCTTTCGAGTTTGTATTTCTTGCGGCATTTGGGACACGCCGGAGCGGGAAACCATCCTCCGCCGCGATCTCCGGCCAGCACCTTAGAGAATCTTCCCACGCGGTGACACCAAGAACATTTCATGCCGTCACCTCGAAAGGCATCTGCGCGTTCTCGTATTTAGTCACATCCCGCAGGGCCTCGAAATTTATAGCCTCCGCCCTCTCACGAGAAGCGTACTCCTGGGCTACCATCGTGAAATTACGATACATTCCGAGCGTTGCCTGGAACTCGTCGCCACCCATCTTAAAGCACGCCAGATGCGTTCCGTTATCGAGCAGCGCCGTCACGATGTCGCCCGGTATCGAGATCGTGGCGGAACCCGATCCGCTGGCTGGAGAATTGACGATGCAGTCCGCTTCAGCGTTGTAGGCCGCGTTCGGAGTAGTAGCCAGCGCGATCATGTTGCGGCCCACCACCGCGAAGGTATCGGGCTGGGCGGGCGCCTCGTTCCTCCAGCTGGGTCGCCAAGCATCGAGGCCCTGCATCGTGGCGGGCTGGATCTGAGACTGCCCTAGCCCCACCTGCATCACCAGGGGATACGTCTTGAGGATTTCGAGCGCCATGTTCCACCGGGCAAGTGCATAATCCGCCCGCGCGTAGTCTCGACTCTGTGAATCCTGCCCTAGAATTGACGCCAGAATTCCCCACGAAAGCGCAAAGGTAGCGTCATCGGGAACACCTAGAGTTTGGGGTGAACCTATAAAAGCATAGGGCGCGCACTGGGTCAAAATAAGGTCCAGATTACCAGTATTCGCATTAGGCGGTATCAATTGCAGGGTGAATGGAGGCGTGACTCCCACGGAAAACGCCAATGGTAGTGCTGGCGACGCGGGCCATCCGAACTGCCATCCGTACCCCCCGATCTCATCGCTGCGCTCCAGGCGCGACCACAATCCGCTGATTGAGTCCTGCCAGTCGGCGCGGTGCACCTGTAAGACTCCGCTGGGGAGAACCACCCGGCCGGCTACCGGGGAACCCACTGGGTCCGTGAACTCGCTCACGACCATCCGGGTGTCTCCGAAGATTTCCTCCCGCCGTTGGTCGAAAGCCGCCGTGAGCGTCCCCTGGGTGAACTGGGACGTGATCACGAATGGCGAGGCTCCGGACTCTAGCAGGTGAAAGCCGATCTGGGAGAGAATATCGAAGTCGGTGACGGTGTAGGCCAGTTGCGGATCGGAGGACGAGAGATCGTAGAACGGTGTGTTCGCCGAGGTCGTTATCTGAATCCGGGACCGCCAGAAACCCGTGAGCACCTGGAACTCCCGGATCGCTTGCCTGATGTAAAGGGTTAGCTCCGTTGGCGTCCAGTATATACCCGTAGTCTCGCCCAGACGTTGCTGCAGTAGGGCGACCAGAGAGTTGATTGTGATGGCGAGGGTAGGGGGCGTGGGCATTGCTCATCAGGCTTGGCCGGAAAGGATCATGTGTTTGGCGTTTTCGATTAACCCGAGAGCGAGACACTTCCCAGTATTCCCCTTGATAATGACATCCCCATTCTCGTCAGTGAAGATGATCACCACCGCTTTAGGTTCTGCTACCGAGAACTCCTCCATGGCGCTGATGACCGTCTCATTCGCGGTGCGCCATGGCTGTTCGGTTCTCTCAACGGTGTCCATATTCATCGCTTTTGAGTTCGCTTGCGCCGGGCCTTGGCGTGGCGCTTCGGGGACCTCGGGATGTCGTAGCCCTCGGAACGTGCTTCGCTCAACTGAATCGCAGTGGCCTGCTTCTTATTGGTCACCACTGGCCCGGTCTTGGAACCAGAATGTAGCTTGCCCTTGCGGAATTTCTTGAGCACCTGCGAGGCGGGCACGTCTCTCCTTACGGTTTATACTCGGTCCCCTTGGGCATCGGCATGGTGCGTCCATTGAGAGGCGCGCCGATATCCTGCGTGATCTGGAGCAATGGTTCGTCCGCCGCGGCCTTCGGTGCTCCCAGTTCGTTCATAACGCTCCAGCCCTCCACATCCCCCCCGCCCGCATTGGTGCCCTTAGGAGGCTGGGGGAAACTGTGGTTCATTGGAGTGGTCATTCCGCCTTTTTCTGCCATAAAATCTCCTTCTCTCTACCTTACACCCAGAAGTAGTCGTGAGACTGCGCGAAATCGCTGTCGATCGGCCCACTCAAGGTTGGTTCGTCTTCATTCTCAAAAATTAACTGTTCAAAGATGTCGTCATCATTGCGCTTGTCTTTCTGAAGCAAGTCCGCGTACTCCGCCGTCACCATTCGCTGGGCCTGCACGATCCCGCTAATCTGATCCTTGGGGACGTTGGCCTGGGTGATCTGGAAGCTATAGCAGTAGAACCTGGCCCGCGCGATGATGGTCGCATCGGAAATCTGCGCCGGGATAGGATCGGAGTCGGCCAGATCCCCGCGCACCTGATACCCCACATTGTAGGCGATCTCCTGGACCGGGTGCGGCCACCACTCATTGCGCGGCACCACCTGTCCGTTAGGGAGGGTCGTGTAGTCGTAGGACGCAATCCAGATGGGGATCGAGAAGGCCGAGCGGTTGGGGTCGCGCCGGTCCACCTCCGCTCTGGTCTTAAAGAGATTCCGGCGCCGGATGCGGTAATCGTTGATAGGGTCCGCTATTCCGAGCCACTTCACGAAATCCGGGGCGGGGCACGGAACGTAGGGCAGGTAGATCATATAGCTCTGGCCCGCCATGCTACCCTCCGCGTAGGGACGGTCGAGCGTAATGGTGTTTACGCCGTCGAACGCGATGATATTGTAGATCGGTCCCCCGCCCACTCGGAACTGGCGCTGAGTAAGCGCGGGTTGCGGAGCGGCTGGCAGCGCGACGGCTACCCAGAACGGAGCGGCGGTCGCATCCCCTACCACCGAGGCGCTGAACTGCGTGACCGTGACGGTCCCGCCCGTGATCTGTGACGGCACGAACACCGATCCGTTCCGCATCAGGAAGCTCCACTTGCGGGAGTCTCGGACATCCCGATAGGCTCGGCGAGCGAAGGGCGGGAGGGAGAGCGGCTCTATCCCGGGGAACCAGCTTTTCAGTTCAGCCGCGAGACTCTGTAGCGTGGACACACGGCTACAGTCCGATGGCGCTCAGTCTTACCGTGGAAGCGTTAAGGGTGATGGCCCCGGCCTGTAATCCAGTGGCGATCACGATCCAGGTGAGCACCCAGGTGGTGGCGTTGCGGCGAAGGGGAACCACCAGGTAGTTACCGTCCCAGGTCACTCCGCCCTGTAGGGTTTCAATGGTTTTGAGACCGAAGGCTGCCGCGGTGATGACATCGCCACCCGTCGCTAGAGCGGGGGCGACTCCGACCACTATGGGAGCATAGGTGGAGGGACCGAGCCAGTTGATGGCCGATAGCTTGACCTGAGGCGCCAGTCCGATATTGAAAAGTGCCTTGACGACGCTTGCAACGCTTCCGTTGGCCATTGGCCCTCCCTTAGATCACGTCCGGCATCCAGCGCAGGAGCACAGTCGAAGCCACGGCGGACGCCGGGGCTCCCAAAGCCACGCCGATAGCCTGCTTAAGGATCAGGCCGGTAATGGTGGTGGTGTCCTGATTGGCTGGAACGTCGCCCACCGCCCCGGTGTTGATAATCACCAGATCTCCGTCTGCGGGCGTTGCGGCCGCGACCGTCCCGAACAGGACTTTGGCCTTGCCTTTAGTCTGGACCCAGCACCAGTTCCCCTTAGATACGGGCTGGGCCGCGGTGTTGATAATGATGCCCGCGACCTTGCCGACCTGCGTAGCCGAATAGTCGGTGGTGACGATGTAGTTCTCCAGATCGTTCCAGAACACGGCCTTGCCGAGCGCGGGTGCGAGAGTTGCCGTGGAGAGGATCTTGACGTACTGGTACCACCCTCCGAAGAGTCCCGTCGCTGCATTCATGACGCCAACGGCGTCCAGGATCAGGCGCGATCCGGCCTGCGCGGCGTAACGAGCGAGTGAGGTGAGGCTGGAGCCCTGGCCGCCAGCGAGCGCATCGTTGACAGTGTTCAGTTCGCCGTAAACTCCATTAGTGCGGTCGATTTGCTGCTCAACATGATTCGGCATGGTGTCTCCTTACGCGGCGAAGCCGTAAATCTGTTTTTGCTGGCGCGGCGCTGTGCAGATCAGGTTACACATCGCATGAATGCGGGCCACAACCTTGGTTGTGTCCGCCGCCGGAAAGAACCCCTGCAAGCCGAACTGGTAGCGCGGGGATGCACTCATGCGGAAAAGCCACTTGAAGGTGTTGAGCCACACGAATACCTCTCCGACAGTGACGGTAACGCCCTGCGCCGGAAGTCCGGACTGGGAACTCACTCCCGCCGGCACCGCGAAAGTGCTGGTGAGATAATTGCCAAGGTTGGGGTCGTTGACTCCGTAGGCGGCGGACGGCCAGTAGTCGTCCGGCAGAATGATGGCGTCGTTCATCTTGACACCCGTTACGCCGAAGTAGGCGTCCACGGCGTTCTCCATATTGACCCGCTGGGCGGGCTGGATCCGCTCCTTGATGATCGCCATGCCGCGCTTCGAGGTCGACCCCAGGTTAGGACGCTCGCGCCCGATGGTCGCATCCCAGTAGGCTTCTTCGAGAATCGAGTACGTCAGTGCGCCGGTCGCGCCGCTGGTCGCGTCCCCTACGAACTTGGGGATGGAGTTCAACGCCGACACAATCGCGCCGTTGCGGGCCTGGCCTCCGTAGGTGGTAAACACCGACCCGTCCCATCCGGGCGTGATCCCGTCGTTTATGGCCTCGATCCATCCGTTGATGTCAAATGGCCGGTTACCCACGATTCCGGCAGTGGTCGGCTGCCCGTGCAGGGCGAGCGCCACGGCGACGTTGGCGCAGATCGAATTCATGCCGGTCGCGAGATCCAGGTTCAGGAGCGAAAACACCGCGAGATCGCCGCGGTTGATCACATCCAGGTCTTCAAGGTACTCGGGAATGATCGAAGCGTAGTACTTGGGATCGAACCGGGTTCCCGCGATGGTCTGGCGCTTGGCCGTGTTGAACGTCTGGCCGGGGCCGTAGGAGCCGGTCACCATCGGTGCGTACACGAAGGTCTGCTGCATGGCCGAACCGCCGCCGAACATCGCCAGGCAGTGGTCGCGCAGGTGCGCCATAAAGGGAGTGTCGAGGAAATAGTTGTCTTGAACCACTTTTGGAAAAATTTCGAAGAGGGTTGTGGATTCGATCTCCGGGATGAATGGGTCCGCTCCTCCCTTGATGGTGTGAGCCCGAAGCCATTGCCTCAGTTCCTCGTGTGTCGGTCTATACTGAACTCTCATGAAAGAGTCTCCCTTTTACTTACTGAACTTGTTCCTTCGGTGCGTACTTATGCTCCCTGAAAGCCTGCACGGCGGCTTCCACCCCACTCTGTAAGCGATCCGGCCTGGGGCCAGCAACTCCATTGGGAGCCGGCGTCTTCAGCTCGAACACCGGGCCTGGCTTGGCGGCCAGATCCGGGCGCATGGGGTTCACTTCGCGCTTGCTGTACTCGGCCTTCAAGCGATTCTCGGTCTCGGTCACTGCGGCCTGACGGATCTCCGCGTCGTGCTTTTCCGCACGCTTGGTCGTCATCCCGAACATCAGGTCCGCCACCTGCTCGATGGGCTTCTTGAGTTCTAGCGCCTTGTCGATCACGGTCTGCTCGTCGAAATACGTCCCGAATAGGTCGTGGTACTCGCGTTGCAGCTTCATCAGGGTCACCGGCAGCATCGGCAACCGCTTGGTCAGATCGGTCAGGGTATCAAAATCCTGCCTGCTCACGTACTGGGGATCGTTCTGAGGATTGTTGGCGGGTTCCCTCCGGGGAGGGTTATTCGTATCGTTCGCCGGAGCGTCGATGCCGAACTCCGTCACGGGTACACTGTACTCGGTGGCGACCCGGTTGATGCGCGCCTGTACCGCGGCGAGCCGTGTTTCGGCGGCTTCCCGGTCGGCGAGCGCCTTGGTGTATTGAGAATTCATGGTGTCCCGCGTGGTGACCAAGGTTCTCTCGCTTTCGGCGATGCGGGTCTTTTCGGACTCCACCTCGGCCTTGAGCATATTCATCTTCCGGTCGTAATCGGACTGGCGAAGACCGTTTTCCCGCCATCCCGAAACGGTTTCGGCGGCTTTCGTGTTCTTCGAGAAAAAAGTCTCCACGGCGGTGCGGTCCTCGCCAGTGGCACCAAGTTCGTCCAACAATTTCGCTACGTCCATCACTCACGTCCTTCCCTTCCGCTGGGCTGCGGTCCTTCCGGAGTTAACCGGCTGCGGTCCTTCCCTGGTTCGGGCTGCGGAGTTAAATCGTGGCTCTTCATCCCATCACCCCGGTGGGCGTTTGAGGCGCTTCCGATTGCGACTGCGATCCGACGATCTTCACCGTCACCTTGACGAGCATCTTTTTAGCGGCATCGACTTCCTGCGCTGCTGCGGGAAATTGAGAGGCCAGCCCGTCAAGTAGCGTGTTGGCCGAACGGATCTGTTCCATGGCGCTCTCCACTTGCTTCCGAGCAAGATCCTGACCCGAGCCGAGGCTCGGAGTGTCGGACGCGGCCGCCTGGTAAGGCGCGAGCGAGGACATGGGGGATTGTTGCTCGGGGGATGGTGTGGCGAGTGCGGCCATGGTTAAAAGACTAGTACTTGCTTCCGCCCTTCACTCCGCGCATCGGCGTGGTGAGCTTGGCGCCTTTCCGCATTTTCTTTCCGCCGCGCTTCATTTTCTTCATGGGGTAGGCTCCTTTGTGATTGTGTGGAGGATTCGGTCGCAAGCCCTCTTCCTCCGCGTTATCCAAACCCTCCGCGAAAAGGGGACCGGCGTTGCCGCCGCTCGTTCACGCGGAAGATGGAACTACTTCTTGTGACGCTTTCCGCGCCGCTTTCCGGCAACGCGACCAAAATCAACCATGGTATTTCTCCTTTCTAAAAAACAAAAAGCGCTGGAAACCCTTGGGGCCTCCAGCGCTTGTCGTAATTCAATTCCTAGCGACAGTTCGCCGAGTTAACGTCAGGTACAGTCTGACCCCTTTGGGAGTCCTTTGTCAAGTTAGTATCTTCGCGCTCCCGCCAGTTTACCGTGCCCGATAGGCTTCCCTGGCTGAAATTGAGGGTCAGACTTCCGGTTTTCTGACCCTCGGAGATCATGTCCCAGACGCCGCGAAGAGCGCTCACGGGATAGTGTTTCATCGGCTGGTGGATACCGTAGAGCGTGTGCCGCCATCTTTTTGGCGAATTTGCGGGGCAGCTTTGTTGCTATTCGGCCGGCCCGGTCCCTGCTGGCCCTGCTGCAACATCTGCTGGGCCTCTGCCGCTGCTTCGGCCTTCATCTTGTTGAACGCCACCCAGCGCATCATCGCGTTGGTCGTGCCTTCGGGCTCTTCTCCGATATCGATGTTGGCGGCTTTGGTGATGGTCCACGGGTCAATCGGCATCCCGGCCTTAGCCATCTGAAGCAGGATTAGGACCCGACCGATGCGCGATACCTGGGCCTGCGAATAGGGCTCGATCTCGTAAGACATCTGCTCGATGGTCCACCGCACCCGCTGCCACAACTGGAAGATCGAGGGCCGCGCCTTGTCTTCTCCCGGAAGATGACTGGCCACGAGCGAACCGGGCGTGAAGTCCCCGTCCTCTTCGCTGAACGATCCCTCGCCCAGCACCTTGATCTTTTTGACGGTGGGGTAGAACTGCAACGCCAGCGGATACCACAGCATCGCGAATTCCGAAATGAACTTCTCGCCTCCCCTCGCGATATCCTGCACGACCGGGCCCGCCATTTCAAGAATCTTCTCTATGGAATCTGACGATGGCACCTGCTTGGCCTTGGCGAGCGCGGTCAGGTCCTTAACGATCGCGAGGTTGTCCTGCTCCTCGCCGAGTTGCGTGTAGAGCTGGATGCACCACGCTGGGACATCCCAGTGCTGGACCGGAAGCACGGGCTTGAGAGCCTCTCCCATGCTCATATTCATCTTGACTGACTGCCCCGGCTTGCGGGTGTTGAGCTTGGCCATGAAAGCATCCGAGAAAACATTCTCGTCGTAGGCAAGCGGAGGCTGCAAGCGAACATCGAAGGAGTCGCACATCGCGCGCAGCATTCGATTGCGTGCGCGCTGGATCTTCCAGGTGTCGTGCGTGATCGAGTAGCCCAGAAAATCCCACGGGTAATCGTCGAAGCGCAACTGCACTCCGGGGAAACGCCCGTGCAGGAAAGGGCTGGTGTCGTCCTGCAACAGACACGTCTCGGTCCAGATCGTCAAGCGGCGGAGCGGGAAGATCCGGCAGTCCTCCGCGGTGGCTTTTCGGCTTAGTGGATTTCCGCGAATGTCGTTCACGCCGGCTGGGATCTCTTCCCCGATGTAGGGAACCTCGTAGTGCCAGCTTGTTCCAGGCTTCCCCATCGAGAGGCGCCGCCCGGTGTTGTTCACACTCGGGTCAAGCGTGTAGCTGTAGTACACGTCGGTCGTGGGCATCTGTCCCAGATTCGCGTTCATGGGAGTCTGTAAAATTCCCATGACTCCGTTCACCGCGGTCTTGGCCTTCTCTACTGCCTTGTCCATCCAACCCGGCATGTTACGGGTGGGCTGGATTAGGTGCGCCTTATGCGGGAAACTAGCGATCACGATATGGAGCGGGGTTTCCTCTACGTAGGTGACGGTATAGGCTTTCTGGAGGTCGAAATCCTTGGTAATCATCACCGGGTACACCGATAACGGACCCGCCGTCTTGATCGCGATGTCGCCGCGCCCATGCCCGTAGTAGTTGTCGTCCCACCAGGGTAGCGCGTATCCGGTTCCGAGCCCCGAGGCGTATTGGCAGCACTCGCGGTATTTGCGGTCGGCAAAGGTATTCACCCACCAGTATTTGCAGAGCTTGTTCAACTGGTAAATCCCATCCGCCATGTCGGGGTTGTGAGACCGCGCGTTCTCCATGGGACGGAGATTCGCGATCGAGGCCACGATGTCGCGCGACTCGCGCTTGATCCGGTTGACCGAGATACGCGACAGTCCCGCCGCCAAGTTCGGCTCCATGTCGCGGCGCAGGATGTCTAGCGAACGGTCGATCTCGCGGTAGGGGGGCTGCGCTTCGATGAAGCTCTTGCCCCAGTCGCGCATGAGCATCGAGTGGCGTAGCACTCTGTCGTCGAACTGACGTTCATTGCGGGCGTCCTGACGCTTCAGGAAATCAGGAAAGGCGTAGTCGTTAACGTAGTCAGCCATTTATTTTCGGCCCAGCCGGTGATCCTCTCCCCGGTATCCGTCGCGATTCGAGGCGTCGTTCGAGAAGGCGTCAAAAAACGTATTGGTCTGGAAACGTTTGCGATGCGCGTTGTCATTCTGCTGCATGGCCACACGCGCAAATGCCTTGCCCCGCTCGCTAAAGTTCCGCATCTTCTCGCGCAACTCCGCGCGTTTCTCGGCGTGCGCGGCCCCGAAGGTCTGCTCCTCGCGCTCCTGCTTTGAGACGAACTTGGAGTATTCGTGCTGCGTCATCTCGCGCTCTACGCGCCGCACGTCCGCCGCGCTACGCAGTTCTATGCGCTCGCTTCCTTCGGGGATACGGGCATCGCGCGTGCCGGGAATTCCGTACGTACCGTCCGGGTTCTTGTACACCACCACGGGATCGGTTAAGCCTCCATAGGAATGCGGGCGCTGGTACACGTAAGCGCGATCGGCCGAGGCTCCGCACTGCTCGCAGAACACTGCCGAATCGCACTCCGAGACGTGTAGGAAGCGCTCGAACTCGTGTGAGCAGGCGGGGCAGTGGTAGTCGTGCATCGGCATTATTCGCTGTCCTCCCAACTGTCCCCGCCCGAATACGAGCCGGGGTGGAGCGGAACCAGCACCGTGTCGCCGCTCTTTTCTTTCGTGGGCCTCATCTCATGGTCATCATACATCTTTGCCCGGTACCGCCACGCATACTGATCCTGGCGCTGCTCACGCAAGTACGTCACGTCCTTGGCCGCGCCCGAGAATTCGAGGATATGGGCGCAGAAGTAGGCGATCCCCAGAGCCATGATGCGGTCGTCGAAGGCTCCGAATTCTGCCCGTGCGTCCTGCGCGTCCCAGTCGCGGTGGAGCGACTGCATCTCGCGCACGAACTCGCGGCTGTTGATGTCGATAGTTCCGTCGCGCAAGCCTTTCACGATCTTGTCCATCATCATGGGGCGAGACCAGGAATTAGTCACCCACCCGAGCCGCACGGCCTTTCCAGGCTCGATTTTCTTGCGGTCGTAGCGCACCCAGGAGTGGAAGTTGCCCCAGCCCAGCATCTTGAGCACAAGCTGCGTAAGCTCACCGTTCCGTCCGGTCTCGATCACGATCTTAGGCTGGCGCTGCTGGCCGTTCTGATAAAGCAGCGCCATGGCGTGCACCATCGGGGCCAGGTCCTCAGCGTTGATGTAGGGAGACGCGAGTTCGCACACCTGCTCGTCGTTGCGGGTCGCGGTTCCTTTGCGGATGATCTCGACCACGCTCCGGTCCTTGCCGATTCCGTCCGAGGTATCAACGCCTAGCACGTACTCCTCGAACTCCTCGGGCCACTGAAACACTAGCATCCGGCCGTCGATATTGGTCTGCTCCCAGCCTTGCCACTTGCAGGGGACCAGCTGGTATCGGCCCATGTCGATGGGTTTACGCGAAGCATCGACTTCGTTCAACTGCGGATGGAAGCGCGAGGGAATCACACTCTCGTTCGCCCGGAAGGCAAACATGGCTTTCGGCTCGACGCAGGCGTTGTTGTACTCGCTGATGGTATCGACATCGAACACGCTCATCCCCGAAGCGGTGAAGGCCTCCAGATCGTCGGCGCAGTATTCGCGCTGAAAAACATCCAGTTCGTTCGAGGCCCGGTGCTCCTCCCTGGTCACCTCCCAGAACCACATCTGCTCCCGGGGCATCCTCCAGTTCTCCGGGAAATACTTGCGCAGAACGTCGTTGGCGCGCACGCTCTTATAAGCCCGTTCCGCGTGGGCTTGCGTCACCGAGAGCGGCGACCAGTCTAGCGGTATCGCGTGCTGCCGTAGCCAGCCGGCGGTCGGGTAGATATCGGGCGCCGTGAACCAGGGGAGAAACATGGGGCAGAACTTCGCGCGCCCGTCCCAGTAATTGCCTTTGGAGAACTGCCACTTTCGGTACCACCAGTTATGCGGGCCGTTGGCGGTCGATTCCAAAATGAAAAGAATCTCGGGCGATTCGTGGATGCCAGGGAGGAGTCCCGCGTCAATCAGGGTCTCGGGATTCTCGAACTCCGCAAGCTCGCTCAAGTGAACGGCGGTAGGGGTGTTGCCGCGTCCGATTCCGGTCATCTGGCGCCCGTGCTGGACGATCAGTTGGGAATTCAGGGCGCCGAACTTCATGAAGGACCCGCTGCGGTCGCGCGTGATGGCCGGGCGCATCCAGTACGGCAGGTTCTCATAGAGCAGCCGGTACTTTTCGAGCATGATGTCGGACTTGTCTTTGTCGGCCGAGCCCGTCAAGGCTACCACGTTCGGGAAAAACATCGTCCTATGAGAAATGACCACCTGGCTGTCGGTGGTGATGCCTACCTGGCGGGCCTTCAAGATCATCATGATGATCGCCCACTCGAGATCCTCGATCTGGGCGCGCACGTCGTTGGCGATCTGCTGACTTAATCTCGGTACATAGTGGATGATTTCGTTATTGACATTCAGGAACGCGTAGCGGGTGGCGTAGTACAGGTAGTCGATCTGGCAAATCGAGGACTCGTTTTCAATCCAACGCCTCTCTTCTTCGTTGAAACGAATCTCATTCTCGTGACCTTCCCCGTATTCCTCGATGTTGCGCTGAAGTTTCACATTGAAGTGTTCCGCCGCCTGATCGCACTGCGACACCGAATGAAACTGAGGTTCCCATCCCAACGCTTGTTCCAGAAGTTTGAGGCTTTCCTCAACGGTTTTCTGGGAGTACATTGATGGTCCTGATGGCGGCGATATTGGACTTCATACGGGACTCGAAAGACGGCAGCCCGGTAGGAGTAACAACTGCCTCTACCTTCGCCTCTGACCTAGCATTCGCGCTAGCCAGCACGTTCACATGCGTACCTCCGCCGGACGGCAAGTGTCCGTTGGCGCGCATGAATAACGCACGGTCGCTGAAAGATTCGGGGCGCGCGGCTTCGTTTGAGAGCGTGGCGGCTACGCGGCTCATGTTGGACGCCATGATGATCCGGGAGAAATCGAAACTGTAGCGGTGGAGCGCCTTCGCGATCGCGCCCACCACTTCCCCGGTCGAGAGACCCGCTTTAGCGGCGAGCAGGTCGAGGGAGGGGTAGGACGCTCCGCGGCGCCGCAAGAGGGCCTCGGCACACTCGATGAACTTCACCATCGACTCATCGGAGCGAAGCAGGTCCACTAGCCGTCGTCGGACTCCCGGCTCGGTTTCCTCCGGGGCCTTGATGACGCTCGCGATTCCGTCGAGGGTTCCGTCGAACTCATAGGCGGTAAGCTGGCGTTCGATGAACTCAAGCCGGTTGTCCCGGCTTTTCTTCTTTGCCATCTGCGTGAATTATACACGCAAACGTCAAATGCGGTTCCTCAGCATCACCGTGCGCACCACCGGGGCGTGCCACTCGGCTCCCGTGCGGGACGGCATTTTCTTCACGTTCAGCTGGTCGGCGATCGAGGAATAAGAGTGCCCCAGCGCACGAAGCTTCTGCATCTCCTCGATGATGTCCTGCTCACCGTCGCGGTATCCGAAGGGCTTACGGCCCTCGCACTTCCCCTTGTCCGCCCGCGATCGGTTCCGGGCGTCCTTGAGTTTCGCCACAATCATGCTCTTGTCGTACTCGGAAATTGCCCCCATGATGTGCCGCATGAGTTTCCGCGTGGGGTCGTTCGAGCACAGATCCGGCTCGGCGGCCGACACGAGGGTAATTCCGCGCTCCTTAAGATCCGTGATTATGCGCTCCTGCACCATCAGATCGCGGGCCAGCCGGTCTAGACGCTCTATCACGATGGTGCGAACTCCGTTCATGGCGCGGATCATCTCAACCCACGCTGGGCGCTGGCCCCATTCCGTCGAACCCGTAATCACTTCCTCGAACCCGCGCTCGATCTCGATACCATTCGCCCCCGCATAGCTCTTGATGGCCTTCATCTGGCGCACGAAGGTGTCGCCCTCGGAGTTGGTGAGGGTCGAGCAGCGGCAGTATGCAAATGCCTTAGTCATGAATTAAGTATGAACTCACGTCTGTACTTAAATCAAGGCTTATTTGCTCAGGAGCATCCCCAGCGCGGCACCGATCACGGCGAACAGCAGGAAGTGGTAAGTCTGGTACCGCATAATTTAACGCAAAAAGGCGGCGCGGGTCATCGCGTTAGGTACCTTCGGAGGAAGAGACGCCTTTCCGCTCTCCGCGCCGCGTTCACTTGGAGGATTCATGCCACAGCATGTTGCCGGAACCAGTGTACACCCGAGCGCAATACTGACTAGTCGATGTTGTATTGACAAACTTTTTGTATAGGCTTACTATCTAAACCAGCAGGGGTAGCTCCCCTGGCTTTCATCGGCATGGCGGGCTGGGATTAGTAATTGAGTCCTAACCCGGCCCCACCGACTCAATATGCCAATCACGGAATCATTACCGCCCATCCATGAAAATGACGTGCTCTGCCGGCGCTGCGGATCACTACGGCCGATTGCGGCCCTGTGGGAATCTGAAGACCGCGGAATTAGCCTTCCGATGTGCGCTGAGTGTGACGCGATCCTGGAATCACTAAGGGGCAACGCGTGAGACGACCAGCCTCTCGCGATATCATCCACCAGCGCCAACTTCAGGACTACCTATCCCAAGCAAAGCAGCGCGACCGTTCGCAACCAAATGGCGCAGTAGATGTGCTCTATCGCGATCCCGAGGGCGTTATCCACCACCGGATTCTTGTGTGGCGCAAGGCCGCAACATCCGACGCTCTAGCCGAGTGGATGAATGATTATCTTGAAATGGTGCGCGCTGGCTATCAACCTAAAGGCTACCCAGCGCCTCCGATTCCGCACTGTGCCCGCATTATTCAAAACGGAGCGGTCATAGCCGAATGGAAATTAAGACCTTCGTTCTCCGCTGAGTCACACGTGACGGCGGATGAGCGCGAAGGCTCGGGAGGCATCCCGATAGCACCACCCAGCGCCCCATCTTCGGAGTATCTGGCGGTCCCAACCCAACAAGCCCCGCGCCGCAAGGATTCAGGCTTACCAGAGGAAGATCCGCCGAACGATACACGAGTTGGACAAGCCAGTACTGTAGCGCAAGCAGGTAGCCCGCTCGAAAGGTGACGGCGCGAATCAGCGCCGTGGGGCCTTCTGCCCCGGATGGTCATGCAGTTCCGTAGCGCAGCGTGCGCCTGAAACCTAGGGGGGTAGGGGGGTGAGGAAGCGCGAAAAAACCACAAACCTAGCCCACCGGCACTCAGTCCCACCCCCCCGCCGCTTTCCTCACGCGCTCCTGCTCCCGCAGAACCTTCTCCATCTCCGCAATCCTCTCCTCGAGAACCCGTACCGCCTCCGCCAGCCTCCGAGCCTCGTCCCGCAACTCTACCAGCAACTCGCCCAGCCGCATACCCGAAGCGTAAACCCTGACCAAAAAATTCCCGCGCAAAAAAATATGTATTCTCTTCATCAAGTAGGGGTGGCACTCCCCCGCCCACCCCCTGGACTATTCCGCCGGCCTAGCGACAAGCCTACGACGCCGGCGTTCGGCCTGGATATCACCAGCTTGGAGCGCGCGCTTGAGCTGCGGTACGCGGTTGGAATCCCAGTTAAAGCAGCGCTTAGGAGCACACGTTAACTCACGCGATAACAACGGATTGAGAGTATCACTCGCGTGCGACATTCGGCGACAATCGTACGCTATTTTCCAGAATTAAGTATGCTGTTGATTCTACGGTGCCGTCTGGCGTGAGTTTGTCGGTTGTATCGAATCGTGGGCGATCTCGCTCGCTTGTCTCGCGTGAGAGCGGACGCTCGCGTTTGGCCTCACCCTAGCTTGTTCTCTTTGCGTGGACGCTGGGTTACGCTGCCGATATATCGGCACTAGGGGTTTCGCGTGGAACGCTGGCAGCTTTCCTGCAGGCCAAGCGTAAGCGGACAGCCCGCGCGAGGGTATGGCGCCCGCAGGATGCATTCGCTGGAATGGCAAGCGCGCCACGTCTGGACAGAATCGGTTGATTCCCAGGTTTTCCCGGAGCGCGCCTTACTGATTGTACTAGGAACGAATCGGGCCCGTTCTAGGATTAATCCGTATTGAAACGCGCAAAAGCGGATGGCATAGTTGGGATGCGGCTGGGAGGCCGCTGGAAGATGAAAGACTTGAGCCTGGTTGAAATGGTGAGCGAGATCGGACGCGACACGCGTCATTTGACGGCTGATGGCAAGGTGCGCGTGCGCTTGACTGGCAATGGCTTGCAGGAGCGCTATCCGAGTGGCGACGTGGTGGATATCGACGGAAACGTGGTGGGTATGGCTTCCAGTTACACATACGGAGGCAACGCGTTTGCGGTTCACACGAGGCCGTTTGCGGGTTACGTTCGCTTCGATGAGTGCGAGTTTGTTTGGATGGGGAGCGCGCGAGTATGACGATTCAAGAGAAAATGGAACGGCTGCACCTTGGACCGACGCGCTACGAACTGATCGCCGAACGGGGCGAAACGCGCGTCTTGATTGGCTATTCGATGCGCCAGGGTCGCCACGCGATACTGACTATGTGCCAGAAGCACGGGCAGAAGCTAATCGACTTCATGGGCATCGAGGATGCCCATTTGCTTGTGTTCCTGAAGCCGGCGAAGTTGGGCGCCCATATCGGGCCGGCTGCTAATCCATGGTCGATACGATTTAGCGGCAGGACGCAGCGTGAAGCAATTCACAGCGAGCTACCCTGGATCGGCGATTTCCAAAAGGAGGCCGCATGAACGCCGATGAATTGTTCGATCGCATCGCAGCAGAAGCCGATGCGCTGGACTCAAACTGCGAGGAATGCGGTAAGCCGTGTCCATCGTCTTTCGCGCGTTGCTTTTCGTGTGCGCAGGCGCAAGATGCTGAATGGGATCAGTGGACCGACGAAGAGGCACGCAGGCACTAGCGCGGTCGAAACGTGCTTCGGGTACGTTTCGGCGGTCGCTAGACCGATGCGCTGGGAGGCGCAAATCTATGACGATTGAATTTGCAACGTGGCTTGCGGAAGTGGCGATTGTTAACAAACTGACGGTGCGCGAGGTTCTTGCAGCATGGAAGAAATACTGCCAGGATTGCGCGAACTTCGATCAGTCGCCGGTTAAGTTCGAGTTCCTGCATTGGAACGGATGGCGAGAACTGCCGGACTCGCTGATTGAACGTGAAGCAAAGGGTTTGCAAGGCGCTGCTCCCATGGGCGGCGTTTAGCGCTCATCGAGCGCCCTGCGCGTCCGGTCTGCCACAAGCGGGCCGGGTGCGGAGGCTGGGAGGCCCCCTTGTCATGAAGTTACAATGGAAACCTGCAAGTGTTGGTTGTCACTGGAGCGCCGCTGGATTCACGATCAGCACGGTGGTAGCGATCCGGGATGGGAAACACGTTACGACGTATCCGGATAGCCATTACGCGCTGATCCGGAACTTCGAGACCATCGGCAAGTTCAAGACGCTGAAAGCTGCGCAACGGGCGGCGGAGGCCGCCCAATGACCCCCGACACCCTGCTCCTCGCCGGCCTCGCCTTCGGCTTTATCGGCTGTCTCGCCTGGCTCGAGGAGCGCGGAAGGCGGCGGCGCGAGCATCATCGGCGCGTCGTCGGCCGGATACTGGGCGCCGATTGATCCTGGCTCGCGGAAACGCCGGGAATCGCCCATCTGGCGGCTGACGCCTTGCGCGCTGAAGCCTCGCGGGCCAGTTCCTGAAACTCGGGTGCGATCCGGCGCGCTCGTTCAAGCATCCAGTCCGCGCGGCCTTCATCGGTGAGGCCATCCCACCATCCGCGATTGCGGGCGTGGTGGGCCTCCATACGGCGCTCGGTGGCGAGCTTCGCGGCCCTGCGCAGCGCGAGCGCCATGCGCTTGGTCATCGGGCGGTGAACTGGTCCTTTGGCCATCAGCGGACGGCGCGACCTAAGCGGCCACCTCCCCCGAGACTGACACACAAAGGCCACGCCGCCCGCTCATACTCTAGCCTTTCTCAAGCCGTCGGTGCTCCGCTCTTCAATGTGGCCGCACATTTGGCAGGCGCGCGCCGTTTCCTTGCCTAGCGGATTCCAAGCGGGCATTTGATTCTCTCCACACACCGGGCATTTATCACCGCTGTCCAAGGTTTTCATTCCGCTGCCTTTCTCATCCCGTGCCCGTTCTCGCCCGCGTTGGTGTTCAACTGCGACCGCAGCGCGCCCAGGATCATGAGTGTTCTCCGTTCTGAGATACCTGCCAGTCCACAAAATCGTTCAGCGTGGCTCCTGGATGGTCTGCGAGCCATGGAGCGGCCTCGGCCTTGAGCGCCCGTAGCTCCTCCGCTGTGCCTGCGCTCTGCGAAGCTTGCCCGTTCGAAGCGAGATACGGAACTTCGTCTTCCCACCGGGAAGCATTGAGCCAGGTCGACGCGTGCGGACGCTTCGAAGGCTCTCTTCCCATCATTTCAGCAGTTTGCAAGCGAACAGCTTGGACGATCTGGATTTGCAATTCCTCAGTTAATGCTTTAATTGCATACACTTTGGCAGCTGTCGACCGTGCTACTTTGCGCCAGTAGAGTTTCCAAAATTCCTCGAAGGCCAATTTTTGTTTTTCGTCGCGAAAAGGTTTGATTGCCTTTACCTCTGCCTTCGCCTTTACCTCTGCCTCGCGCGAGGGAAGAGATTCTCTAGGGAATCTCTTGCGATTATCTAGAGAATAGCTGTATATCGGTAGAAAATCCTTCGAGCTGTACTCCAGTCTTTTAATTACAGATTGCTCGCAATGTTCAGGCCAATCATGTATATAGAGGCGATATAGGTCGTGACGGTGTATCCATCCGCAGGACACCAGCGCATCTATAAGCACCCTGGCTGTCCTGGTTCCGTTTACAGGCAGCCACCCTACCGCCGCGGCTATGGCGGAGTCAGGGAGGGACCCTAGGTGACCCGTAGGTGTGTGCTCGGCGGCGTGGTGCCATAGCATCTCCAGGATGCCCACGGCGTGCGGCAGTGGAACGTGCAGCGCTTCAGCGAGTGCGTAGGTTTTGGGATGGCGCGGCGTGCCCCGCTTCATTTGGCACTCTCCAGAACCTCCGGATATTCGGGATCGCATAGACCCTCAATATCAAACTCTCTCGATTGTCTGCGCCAAGCCGACCACCAAGCGCGGTCCACTGAGTCTAAAACTCGCTCAAGGTGGTACTTTCCGCGAACAGGGAAAGGTCTAGAGTTTTCGGCGACAACTACACCGCGCGGCCAATCGTCAGTAACAAATACCTCAACTGGCTGCTGCTGGAGGATCGACTCGGCTTGGGCGGTACCTTTGCCGGCGTTGCAATCGTGACATGAGGTTCTTAGATTTTGAGAGATAGTCTCTCCGCCGTTGGCCACAGGCACGATGTGGTCAAGATGCACCTCTACAGCGGGTGGCTTGCGACCACAGTACACACACTGGAAGAAATCGCGACGCATCACCGAGAATCGGAGCGCGAGTGAAATACCTTTACGCTTAGTCTTCCTGGCCATCAGCCTCCCTTCAAGAGGCGTGGAGGGTGTTGAAGGCACCCCCCACAAGTCGTTAACGTGCTCGATTGGGCAGTTCTATTCTACCACAGCGCCGCGTTAGGCGCCAGCCTGCCTTTCGCGGACGGCGAGGGCGTCATGGGTTCAGGCGCTCCATTATTCGTCGTCCGATCCACTCAGAGTACGCCGGCGGAATTACGCCGGCGGAATTGACTCCGACATCTCGTCTCGATTCATCCAATCAATCTGCATCACTTCGCGCCTTGCAACCCCTTAGTTGCTCCACCGGCACCACAGAATAAATCGAGCGCGCGGGGCTTTCGTGGGCCGTCAACGCTTCCTGAGCCAGCGGCCCGGAGGTTTTCACGCATCAGGCCCACGGAACTCATCTGACGGCGTTCCAGCGCTTTGCGGTGCGCCCGTAGAACACGCCGTCGAGGTCGAAATAGCTGATCCCCAGCTTATCGGCCAACGCGATGGCCTCCTGTGCGCTTGCCACGCTTGCGGTGTAATCGCGCCCCAAGTCGGCCTGAAGGTGTGGATTCGCTCTCAGCATTTCGCTGTTCGGTACCAGCATCGTTTTCTTCATGGTTCATCGTGCCATACGGTTCTGCGCGGTTCAATTAGGATTTCCCTTAGGCGGTTTGGGCGTCATGCGGGGCCGGGGTCCATTACCGGATGCGCAGCGGTTCATCGGGAAACTCGAAGTTGTCGCCAGTGTCGGGGCGCTTAGGATCAACGCGCTTGCGTGGAAAGTGCGGAGCCAGCTTCTCATTGACGATCTTGGCCGTCTTCGACACATGGACATCATTCTCGATATTGGCGACTACGATCATGCGAATATCGTTGGGAATGCCGGTCGCCATCAACGCGCAGTTCGGGCAAGCGAGCAACCCAGCAGGCACCTTGCGATGGCACCGCCCGCATATTTTCTTATCCTCGAAGTGACCGCCGCTCATATTCCCTCCTTGTCCCGCTCCAGCGCCGCCCGGATCGCGGCAGCGCCGACTTGTCGAGCACGCCGCAGCGCACGATACACGGCTCCGCGTTGAGTGCGGGACCATGACCTGCCGACCGCCGTACCTGTTGGAATATGAGACACAGAGAACCCCTCGCCGGAACGATGCACTGCGAACTCCCGGATTCCTTCGAGCTCAATTACGCGGTGAATCTCTGCGTCACCCTTAACGCCGGATAGCAGCGCCAGCTTGAATGTATCCCCCGGCTTCCACTTACTATCGTTCGCGGTCATTGTCCGCACTCCGCCAACACGTAATCCACAGCCTCTTCAACGCTCTCGACCACGTAGTACTGGCCCGCCCAGGTGTCCTTGAAACGCTGCTCATCCAGCTTGAGCTTGCGCTGGCTCGGGATGCGCGTGCCATCCTTCACCTCGAGGAACAGATTAACCCCAGCGCGGCCGACAGCCAGGTCAGGGAATCCGTGGCCCAACGCGGAGGTGATGCGAACTGAGCAGCCGAGCTGCCGGAGCGCCTTGACGATCTCCATGGAGTTCGCGTCAGTGCGGGGGCGCCGTCTCATCGTTCCTTTTTGCATCCGCGTCCCGGAGCGCACCAAAAGCGGATGCTGTCATAGTACACCTGGACACGTAGGTACTTTGCCCACCTGCGCCGCCAACAGGCCCAGCAATGAATCGGCGTACGCGGCTTGTTCCGATGCCAGATAGGTGGCTTGATATTGCGGTCCACGAACTGAGTGGCGGACTGCAAAGGAGCGGTGTAGATGTGGACGTTGCTCATTGCGCGCCTCGCATTCGCTTGTCCGCTTCCCTGGCACATGTAAGGCAGGCCCGGTCGCTGCGGCCACAGAGGATACACGGCGCGCGCCAGAAGCGGTTGAGCAGCCAGGCGGTGAGCGCAAGCGCGGATACGGCAGCGAGGGCGATCATGGCTTCCTCCGCGACTCGCGCTCTGTTTGAATTGCTGGCGTGCTGTCGGCCACCTTCGGCCCGGCCAACTCGTCATCGAATCTCATCCAATCCTCTATCGCGTCCTGGATAGCTTGCGCCAGTCCGTCCACGGAGCCCACAGGCGGCACGCCATATTTATCTTCCAGGAACAGCGTGGCAAGTTCTCCGCACTTCACGTCATAACCTTTAGCCATTGCCCTCTCCTATCGCGGCCAGCGGGAGCTTCGCGGAGTCCTTAGGCTTGCGGGCGCGCTTGGTCGGCGCAGACTCCGCACCCACATTGAACTTCCAGCGCAGTACGGCCCGCAGGTCGCTTTGCAGCCGCTCCAGCTTGGCCTGCGTGGCTGTGCTCAGGTACGTGTCGATTACTTCCTCTGCGGTTTTAGCTCGTGGCACTTGTCACCTCGCAAATAATCTCGCGCTCAAGCGCTCCAACTTTGTCATCTTGACCCTGGATCTCTCCGCGCAAAGCCACAATCCACAGACGCTCACCTTTCCACTTATCCGGACTTAGAGTTCCATGCAAAGCGCGGCGCGTGCATATTTCGAGCGGGCCACTAATGGTCCGCACCAGTCCAGGCCGGGCGTTGTCGGTTTCATGGCCTCCATTTGATGGCAGGCCGTCCTTATCAGATTTCCAAAATGCGATGAAGCCCTTTACGTGTTCCCATTCGGCGGCGAATCGCGCAGCGATAAGCCGCCAATAGCCGTCGCCGGAGCCGGAGCCGGAGCCGTCGCCGTAGCCGGAGCCGGAGCCGTCGCCGTCGCCGTCGCCGTCGCCGTAGCCGTAGCCGTAGCCGGAGCCGTCGCCGTAGCCGTCGCCGTAGCCGGAGCCGTAGCCGTCGCCGGAGCCGGAGCCGGAGCCGTCGCCGTCGCCGGAGCCGGAGCCGTCGCCGTAGCCGTAGCCGTAGCCGGAGCCGGAGCCGTCGCCGTAGCCGTCGCCGTAGCCGTAGCCGTAGCCGGAGCCGGAGCCGTCGCCGTAGCCGTCGCCGGAGCCGGAGCCGTCGCCGTCGCCGTCGCCGTCGCCGTAGCCGGAGAATGCCTCAGCCCAATTGGGCAGCACGCCGCGAATCAGGCCCACTTGGCTTTCTCCCATCGATCAGCGGCTTCCGGAGTCACTTCCGAAACCGAAGTTATGTCGCGCAGTTCAATGTCGGCAGCAGGTCCGATTTTGCAACTGGAACTAGGTCCATGCGATGCGAGCCCCATAAAGCCCCGCAGGTCTGCTGACCAATAGACACACAGTCGCGCGTTCCGCAACTTAATTGTCGCCCCTCCCGTCTCGGCGGCATAGCCGAAGAAAACTCCTCTGTGAGCGGTCGTCACGAGTACTGCACGTTCTTTTTTAACGGGCATTCCGTCTCTCCCTTACGTCTTTCAGAATCATGTCCTCGTCCTCCTGTGTAATGAAATCTCCGCCGCTGTACGGCTCCTCTGCCGTCGGCCGCGTGAACGGGCCGTAGCGCTGCTCCAGCTTCACCCGGCAGTTGAGCATCGTGTCCACGAACGCCGCCAGCGTGCTCTTGAGGTCCGCGATGAACTTCTCATCGCGATAAACGCGAACAGGCGGGATGAACAGCCGCTCGTGCCAGGGAAAAATCTCTACGAACTCCCGCTCGTGGATGTAGAGCCGCCCTTGAAGCTGGCAGATATAATCTTCATCTGGACCCGAAAGAGCATAGCGCACCTGTGTGTTGATTTTAGGCGCTTTTGCTTCCAAGTCTCCGTTCGTTCCAATGAGTCTGTCCGGTGAACACCCGATCATGCCGTCGTCAGTAGTAAAGAAGCCGCCGCGCGAGGTCTCAACTTCTGCGAACGCCTCATAGGCTTTCCAGATTTTGTCCTCGATGTCCTGGCCGCGCTGCATATACATCGACCTGTATTCTGACTCTCCCTCGGTGACATGGATCTCTTCGCCCGTAATCCATTCGCTCAAAAGTTCACACATATACTTTTCGGACTGGCTGGATAGCTTGCGAGTCTTCGGTGTTAGGATGCGGTGGAATTGTGAGGCGGTCGGTATTCCCAGGCGCAAATGTCGCCACTCATCGGAGCGCGGGTCCACATCGTAGAACTTCACGCCACCCTCCCATGCGCTGCAACATAGTCTCTTCTGCTATGCCGTTGCTGAATCGGGTCAGACCACTTGCAATTCGATGGTCTGTATCCTTTCCACGGGTTTATCCGGTCGATTGAGTGCCGCGCCGATGGCCTAGGCCCCATGTCTGTAAAGAAGTTCTCAAATGAGCGCCAGCGGTTACAGACGCGAATCCCGCGCCAGCCATAGAGACGCCACCGGGTCGAGTGAGGATTTGTGCAGCGCTGCCACATACCCTGCCAAACCTTGTATTCGGGCGATACCTTTCCTCCCGCGCTATGGCCATGCTTGCGATGAGAACAGTTCACACATGCTCGCGTCTCAGCGCGCAGACGGGAAGTGGTAATTTTCAGTTCCTTTCCACATTCACATCGACAGAGCCAGAGTCGCCTAGTGTCACCGTTAATCACCTTCTGTCCGAACAGGCGTAGTACAGTTAATCTTCCGTAGCGATGGCCGGTAAGGTCTAGCGCTTTCACTTTGCCTTCTCCGCAATCTGCCGCCTTTTAGCAACCAGATAGTTAATTGCCGCTGTGTACCCGCCGTTCTGGATCTCGCTTACCGCCTTGGCGCCAACGAAGTTCAGGAACGGCGCGCGCACCTGCTCGCCGCACTCGTGGATCAGGTCTTCAATGTTGTCTATCCGCGTCTGGTTTATGTAGCCGATGGCCGCGCCATCATCATCATCGGAAACAAACCGGAGATTCAGCATCAGCTTCGCGACATACCGCATCCCGTAGGAAGTGCTCGATCCGACCGACTGCAAGGCGTTCATGGTGGTGAACCCGCTGTGCGTTTTAGTCACATCGGCCGGCAGGTAGATCACCCCAGTCCGCGAGTGGCCGGCGACGTGAGAGAGCAGCCCGAAGGTGGGGATCTCGCCTTTGGCGTTGGCCTCGCCGGATGAGTAGGTGAGCGTGAAGCCCTCCGCGGCCAGGATCGGGTCGATGACCTCCTGGATGTCTTCCATGGGCGCGTACTTAGCGTTGTGCCCCTTGGCGGTCTTGCGGAACGGCGGGAACTTCAGCCGCGCGAACGCAGCCGTGAACTCCTGCTCCGCCTGCCACTTAGTGATGCGCTCCATCCCGTCGAGCAGCGCCTTCAGGTTCTCGGCACCAGCGGTCGGGTTCGCGGCGATCACCTGCATGAGTTGCGCGGCCACGTCGATGCGCTCGATCGGTGCCAGCGCCCCGGCGTCCTGCTTGGCGGGCGTCATTGGGACTCCGCAGCGGCGATAAGGCGCCTAGCTGCGTCAATCTGTAATGGATGGTCGCCTAGGCACTCATCGGCGTGGCTTACGCTCCATTTCAGCCATGCCAGTAGTTGGTCGCGCTGGTCCTTTAGTTCGAGCGTAGCCCGTGCCAGCTCAAGCGAAGTCGCGGCCAGCCCTAGTCCTTCGGTCTCTATGCTCATCTCACCTCTCCCTTCGGCCACGCCTTCACACTGCCATCGAGCGCGCGCAGCATGATCGGCTCGTCGCCCAGGTCGTCCAGTTCGGCTTCGCGCTCAACCTCCCGCTCATCCTGGCTCGGCTCCGCGCTCCAGCCGCAGTGGTGACAGGAAGCCACGCAGCCGGACTCGATGTAGATGGAGCGGCCACAGGAAGGGCAGGTCCCCGAGGAAAAATCGCTGGCGTAATCATCCATATTGTCGAAGGTCATTTGGCGGCTTCCTCCATTGCTGTAACTTCGGGCTCAAGTTCATGTCCGCAAATCGGGCAAGCGTGACCAGTGAGGTCTACGTAAGGCACAGGTCCCCCGTCTGTACCCTTAGACCAGTCGATTGACTCAGTCACGTGAGAGTTGTTTTTCCTGCACCGAAACTTCATTGGGCGGCCTCCGCGTTGCGCTTAACCCACCTATCATGCTGATCGGCGTAATAACGCCTGACTGCCCCTAGGTCGAAATTATGCTCAACTAGCCGTTGAAACGCGATGTTGGTGTCTGTAACCTGTCCAGACTGCCACAGGTTACGCGCATCAGCAACGCTAATCGTTGAGCATTTTGTGGTCGTCCCTTTGTGCATCTTGATGCTGAAATCGCCCGCAGATTCTAGGTACAGTCTCATGATGATCCTTCCGGGCCGGGGCGCTGACTGCATCCGCCGCCGCCTCGGAGGGAGCGGCTTAGGTTGCGCGCCCCGGCCTTGATTACTAGCTTAAACCTTTCTTTAAGGCTGTCAAGCCCCTATTTCAACTGTGGGCTTGTATTTTTCTTAAAGGTACCTTAAGATCAGAAGCGCATGGCATCCAAAACCCCCCATCTTAACGTACCTATCTCTCCGGCTCTGTACAAGCAGATCAAGGCGCTGGCCGCCAAACACAACGACAAACTGTACGTGCTTGTAGAACGGCTGCTCTCCCAAGCCATGCCGTTCACGGAGATGCCGCAGGAACTGCCGCCAAAGTTGCGCCGGAAACAAAAGGGGGCTGTGTGACGACGCTTACCTGTTGTAGCTGCGGGAGTGCGTTTGGCGTGCCCGAACACTGGTGCAGTGAACGCCGCAGCGATCAGAGGAACTTTTATTGTCCTAATGGGCATGTTCAGACCTTCGTAAAGAGTTCGGTTGAAGTGCTGCGCGAACAGAAGGACGCGGAGATCAGTGCGCTTCAGGCTAAACTCAATGAGGCCGCGCACGCGCGACTGGTCGCCCAGCGTGAACGCGACAAGGCCGTCAGGGAGAAGCGCAAGGTGGAGCGCCGCATCGCGCATGGAGTATGCCCCTGCTGCAACAAAACGTTCGGGGATATGACGCAGCACATGATCACGGAGCATCCCGAGTTCCGGCTGCCGGGCGGGAAAGCGCCGAAGCAGATCGCGGGGGCAGCATGAACGTCTCCTACCAGAACAACGCGGGACACACGCGGCGGCTAAAGATCAGCGAGGACGGTGATTGGATCACGCTGATTGTGGTCGAGAAGTCTCCCAATATGCAGATATTGTCATATGCCTTATGCGCTGGGCGGCGGTCAATGGTTTCAGTCTGCTCAATGAAACTGCCAAAGCTAGAGAAATGCCGGAAGCGTCAATGGATTAAGAATGGTGATGGCACCGGACATCGCGCCGACGCTCAGGCAAAGCAAGTGATAGGACTACGAGCGGAGCGCGACGAACTCCAGCGCCGCGTGAACGCCGCTCGCGAGAAGGAGCCGAAATGAAAATTAAGACAATCGACACCGCCAATTGATGGGATTACATGAAAGAGTGTGAACACCTAGGGGCCTTTGACTTACATCCCAAGACTGGAGTGCGGCCCGCATTAGTACTATGCGGCGAGTGCATGGATCTTGTAGCTCGCGCCATGCAATTACAGGTCGCCATTGCCAAGGACGCTGAGGATGACAGCGTCAAAGCGAAGGGTGCGGCACGGCTTCTATTTGCCTTGACTGGCGAGAGAGGCGAGAGAGGTACACGTGCGCGAAAATATACTGCCGAGCAGCGGGAAAGGCGGCGCGCCTACAACACGAACTATGTTCGCAACAGGCGGGTGCGCGCCAAGGCCGACGCGGTCCGCGAGAAGGAGCCACGTGCCTGACCCTCAAACCAAGACAGCAGTACCGCGCCCCAACGGTCCCTGTCCGCATTGCGGAACGACTGGAATCATCGCGTGTCACCGCTGCGGGACGTGTCTGACGTTGCTGCGCAAGGTAGCAAACGATAAGGAGCCGAAGTGAGCGAAGTCGTGGGCGGTTGCATTCACGGACTCAATCTAGTCAGTTGCCACATCTGTAATGCTCTGATGGGCATTCACGAGCGCCTGATCACGAGGCTGGGGGAGTTGCGCGCGCTTCAGCAAGACTGCCAGCCACGTAACTGGACCGGGCATGTTCATATCGAAGGCGAGGCGGAAGCACAACGACAGAAGTTAAATACGGGCGCCTTCCTGGAAGCGTTGCTTAATAGTCCGGTGATCGACATGGCTATCGACAATGTGCGCCGGAAGTGCCCCAACTGCGGAGATAGGGGAGAGGTCGAAGTGCTCGATGCTCCACTAGAGCCAGTGAGAACGATTAAATCCAAATGCTACTGCAATCGTCCCGCCCTGCTTGCGGAGTGGGAGCGGCGGCTGAATGGCGAGAAGGAGCCGAAATGAAATATCGTGGTTGGTTATACGTAGTTGCTGGCATTGCGCTGTTTGCCCTCAACTCTCGTCCTACGGGTTTCTTTATCGTCGTCCACATGGCGTTAATCACTATTGGTGTGGCGCTCATCGTCAAGCAATGGGTAGAAGTGAAGAAGCCGAAGTGAAACTGCTGATGGTGGAAGTTCCAGATACTTGTCCGTCGAATGTAGAATCCATTCGCTCTGATGGCTCACTTTTCAAAGCTACTGCATACCTGCTCCCCTCCGCCGAAGCCCTGGGGCGCGCAGCACGAGAAGCAGACGGAGTTGCGTCCAGAAATGCAGACATTTTACGCAGTGGCAGGGATAAACACGTCGGAAACGCCATCCTGGCGGAGATCAGGAAGCCGTGACCGGAGCTGGCGCCTTGCGGGCGTATGCGGATGGGATGGAATCAGCAAACGTCGTGCTGTTCTCGGAGGAAGAAGCTCGCATCCGCGCCTAAGCTACGCCAGCGAGTACATCGTCGCTAGCCGCGCCTCGATAGTGGCCCAGCTAGCGCCCGGCTCATCCAGGGGACTGCCGAACGCGCTCGCTTGAACGTGGTCCAAATCGGTCTTGGGCTTCGGCCACAGCGCCCCCGCGGTCAGACCGAGCTTCACC